CATGCCTAGACCGCCGAAAGAACTACGACCGGCGATGGGCGTGGTCGTCGATAAAGACACGGGGGGCAAGATGTTCTACGTCCGTCGAGACAAAGAAACCGGCGAAGTCATCATGACCGAACACGACGAAATCAAGCAAGTCCGAAATTGGAAACCGGTGCCCATCGAGACCTACGAGGCGGCCATCATCCTGATCCGGGGCACCGGCACGAAGAAGACCAAAGAAAATCCGTACGACGCGGCGAAAGTCGGCCCGGCCGTCGGCGAGAAAGTCCGCATCAAAGAAGGCATCTACCAGTTCCTCGAAGGGGCCGTCACGAAGATCGACGGCACGAACTACACCGTAGAAACGGTCCTGATGGGCCGGCAAGTTAAAGTCCAGGCCAACAAACTCCAACTGGAGATCGTCAAGTGACTGACAACCGAACGCTCGCCCAACTCGCCGCTGAGGCTCTCCAAGTCCAAGACTCCTGCAACCTCAGCGGAGTCGTTCATAGCTGGTCCCGTTCGATCAAGCGGCTCCGAGAATTATTTCCGGAAGTCGGCACTGACCAGATTAACCAGCACTGCATCAATTTCCTGTTTTGTGAAAAAGTCACACATCTGACCAGAAACGATATGAACATCTACATCATGCGCGGAATTCCCGGATCGGGCAAAACCACGTTTGCCAGCAAACTCAGCCCGGTCGCGAAGATAATATCGGCCGACCACTTCTTTCTGAAAGGAGATAAGTACGAATTTAATCCAGCCAAACTCCAAGAAGCACACGCCGCCTGCCTCCGAGCCTACATCGAAAACATCCAATCCCAACAGAAAGACCAAAATCACATTCTGATTGTTGATAACACCAATATCAAATTGTGGCAAATCGCACCATATTGGCAGATAGCCAAAGCATATGAAATACCTGTGTGTATCGTCCAGGCAATCTGCGATCCTGCTGTGGCCTCAAGGCGAAACATTCACGGAGTATCCTACCACACAATAGCAAGAATGTTCCAGGAAATGGACTCGCTCCCGAATGAGTGGGTTGTGCAATTCCATCAATCGTAAAGAGAATAAGACGGAACAGTTAATCAAACAAACTCCTTACAATGAAGGAACCCAGCCGATGAACGAATACGATGACTACCGTGATTGGCCAGACCTGCCCCCAGCAGACGCGGGTCTGGTTTTTTTCATTCTCGGGTTTATCTGCCTGATTCTGTCGTTGGTTTTACTGTTAGCCGGGATCGGTTTGTGCCTGGGATTTCACCGATAGTCTACCTAAGGAGAAGATATGATCCGCGTTCACTGCCACACAAATCTCGACCTGCGAAACGAATTCTGGCCGACAGTGATGCCGGCAGTTCCTCAAGTCGGCCACGAGATTGCATCTACGACAATATGGAAAAGTGGATTCCAACTGCACTTAACGGTCGTGGCCGTCCGGTGGCGATACATGCAATTTCTGCCGGTAGAATACGAAGGGCAGACGTGGATCCCACACATCGAACTACACCTGAGCGGACAAGCGTTCCAAACGTCTATCCGAGAATTCTATAACCGGTACGCCCCACTGATCGGAACTGTCCCCGGAGCCTTCATTTAAGGATAAGAAAATGGAACAACTAATCGAACGGACTCCTTACAACAAAGGATTCGTACTGGCATCAGACCCTGACCCACGGCATAACTTCCAACTAGTCATGTCGCCTGACGACCGTCTAGGTCCGAATACCGTACTCAGGACGAAAGACACTCACGGCAAGATCCATCCGATCATGTGGGGCACAATGATAATTTTACTCGAAAACCTTCCTAAGGAGAAGAAATGATTCACTACACCAAGCTATGCTACCCAAGCGACCTGAAAAAAGTCAAGCCCCCCGAGGCCCCCGAAGGGTCCGGCTTTCGATGGACGGCTCTACCGCATGACGTTCTGGTCGAGGCCGTCGAAGCCGAACTACGAAGGAGGAAAATCCCGCTGATCGCCAAGCGACTCTGGATGAATAAGGACGGGAGTGATTTGGTCGCGGCTTTCGACCTGAACATGACCGAAAAGACGCTATTCGTCCCGACTCTGTGTGTCCAGTCTAGCAACGCCCGCCGCAAGGCCGTCGTCGGGTACATCGGCGGACGGTTCACTGCGGAGAACGTCAAGGCCGGATTCTGCTTCGGCGAATTGGATAAGAAGCGGCATACGTCGTCCGTGCTAGACGTATCGACCGACGACAGCCGCCCGGACCTAGACGACTACCTGGAGCAGTTGATCGACTCGTTCAAGCTGGGGCTATTCGACTGCACGACATGGATCGATAGCCTCACAAAGATCCAATTAGACGAACAGGAGTCGGACCACATCCTCATGACCATCACCCGTCAGCAAGGGAGTTGGCGGAACCTGATCGCCCCCGAGAAGGTCCGGGCCTGTGACTACCAGTTCCGGCGGGAGGCAAAAAGCAGAACGGCCCTCGACCTGCTGATCGCCTACGGCGTCACCGTCAATCAGTACGATCCGCTGACCCAGCCGAAGCGGCTACTAAACTTCAAAAACCTTCTACTGAACGCCTTGCCGGCAGAGGTGGCAGTAGTATAAACAAGATTAGACCGATTATACCTCAAGAGACTCGTCATGGACGAAACAGAGGCATATGAATCCGTAAGACTCATGATCCTGAAAGAAGTCAACGCCGTCAAGCGACAATTCCGCATTCCGGAAGAAGACCTGATAGCCGAAGCCAACCTGGCCTTCTGCGAGGCGTGGCGCGAGTACGATGAGAGCAAAGGAGCACTGACAACGAAAGTCTGGTGGGAAGTCCTCGGGGGCCTGACGCGAGTAGTCCGGCAAGTAGTCAGAGACCGAAAGAGACTCGTCCGCGACTTCGACCTGACTCGATTTCCGGTACCAGCCGGGCCGGCATTATCCGACCTGAAAGAAGTCCTGAACAGACTGTCAGTGGACGGTCAACAAGTGGTCAACACCGTCTTCGAGCCGCCGGAGTACGTCCTCAATAAACTCCGGAAGCTCGGTGTCACCGCCGAAACCGTACGAACGTCGATCTGGTTGTATCTGAAGGACTCTGGCTGGTCCCAGGCCCGCATCCGAAACGCCTTCCAAGAAGTGAAAGCCGCTGTATGAGTCCTAAACTGTACGGCTACCAACGCATCGGCGTCCGGAAGATACACAAGTTCGGAGGCCGAGCGCTATTGGCGGACGAAATGGGCCTTGGAAAAACCGCCCAAGCCCTATGGTATTATAAGATATTCGTCCGGACCGGCCGGATGCTCGTCGTCTGCCCGAAGTCCATCAAAATCAACTGGGAGCGTGAATGCTGGAAGCACATTAAGGCCCGGGCCGTACAACTCGGTTCCAGAACGCACCCGCCAGTGCTACCTCCTGGACAAATCTACATCATCAACTATGACGTCCTGTGGTCCTGGCTCCCGCTTCTGACCAAAAACATTTTCTCTTTGCTCGTCCTTGACGAAGTCCATTATTGTAAAACTCGCAACGTAAAAAGGACTAAAGCCGCCAAAGTCCTTTCCGTACTGGCAAAGAAGATGGTGTCTTTGTCCGGGACGCCTATGACAAACAGACCTATTGAATTGTGGCCGATCTTGAACATGCTTCGGCCCGACCTGTGGCCGAACTTCTGGCTCTACGGTAACCGATACTGTGCACCAGAGAAGTCGCAGTGGGGCACAAGATACCCGGGGGCGGAAAGGATACCAGAACTACACCGAATCCTCAAGAAAAACGTAATGGTGCGCAGACGGAAACAGGACGTCCTCAAAGACTTGCCGGCGATTCAATGGATTACACTCCCAATCGAATTGCCCAGGAAGGACGAATACGACCGGGCCGAACGCGACATCATTAAATGGTTGGCAGCGACGAGCATGGAACGAGCCAACCGGGCGAGACGGGCGGAGCGACTAGCCAAGCTGATCTACCTCAGGAAGCTAGTCGGCGAGTTGAAACTCCCTGTTCTGAAAGAGTGGATCTCCAACTTTCTAGAAGAGAGTCCGTCAAAGCTGATTACGTTCGGCAACCATTTAGACTTCCTGGGTCATCTCACAACCTACTACGGTGACATCGCCGTAAAGGTCACCGGCCAGGTGACAGGAAAGAAACGGCAAGCAGCGTTCGACGCCATCGTGGAAAACAAACACACAAGACTGCTATTCGGAAACACACAGGCGGCCGGCGTAGGTTGGAACGGTCTGGGCATTCAACACGTCATGGTCGGTGAGTTCCCATGGACCCCCGGAGAGTTGGATCAAGCCGCCGGCCGGATTCACGGACTGGGACGGGGCGTCGAGGGCAAAACGTCCATGATTTACATGATGGCAGCAGTCGGAACAATAGACGAATTTATGTGCAGGACTCTCACGACAAAAAGGAAGGTGCTCAGCATGACGTTCGACGGCAAGGTTGAGAAGGAAGAAATCAAGATGTTCGACGCTTTAGAAAATTACCTCGTCAACAAAGGGAAATGATGATTGAATTCCTTCAGATAGCGTGTCTAGTGGAGATGCTCCTGTGTCTTGGTTTTATCCGGCTCGCTTATAGATACGAGAAACTAGCCTGGTTCTGGGAAGAGAGCTATCGGAAACTCATAGAAGGTCTTCCTAAGACAGAAGCCAACCAATTATACATGTTGAACGTTGCCCTCCGAACCCGCAGGGAAATCAATGACGAACAAGCCTAAACCCAACACCTGTTGTCTGTTCCTGAAGAACGTCCCAAAAATCTTGCGGGAAAGGTTCAAAGCCGCCTGTGCCCGACGAGGGACAGACATGACGAAGGAACTCCGTAAGTTCATGGAAGAATACGCCAAGAAGGACGCAGTATTGGAAACCAAATGACGATCATTGACGTCCTAAAAGCCCTCGGGATCGACTACAAGACGGAAGGCGACCACCACTGCCGGCCGGGCTGGGCTCAAATCAAATGTATCTGGTGTCGAACTGGCAAATGGCATCTAGGAATTAATCTGCGAGGCAGCTATTGTGCTTGTTGGGTCTGCGGTGGACACCGACTAGGCGACACCCTGGCCGAGGCAGCGACCAGGCCGATCAAGGAAATCCTGACTCTTACCAAAGACCTCGACAAGGGCTGGATTCCGAAAGTAGTCAGGCCGAAGGGCACACTAGTCGTTCCAAAGGGCTTAGGCCCGCTTCTCCGGGCTCACAAGTGCTATCTGATAGATCGGGGCTTCTCGCCCGCTTTACTGCAAAGGAGATACGATGTCCAGGGCTTGGGGCCATTCGCCGGGGACCTCGCATGGCGAATTTACATCCCAATCTACGACCAAACAGGACTTCAGGTGTCCTGGACTACTCGATCTATCGACCCTCAAGTGGTACTTAGATACCGAAACGCTGAGCCCGGAGCAGAGGTCTATCCTGCTAAAGACTACTTATTTGGGGGGCACCTGGCCGGACACTCTGTGGTGGTTCATGAAGGCCCGTTCGACGCCATGAAAGTCGGACCTGGAGCCGTCGCCACGATGGGCGTAACGTACACCAAAAACCAAATAGACTGCATCGCGTCGTACCCGATACGAGCGATCTGTCTGGACAACGAACCACGGGCCCAGCGGCGGGCCGAACGACTCTGCTCCGAACTAGAAGGATTAGAAGGCGAGACTTATCTAGTCCGGATCGGGGGGAAGGACCCAGCGTCCGCCCCAAAGAAGGAAATAATCGCCTTGCGAAAGAGGTTCTTAGTATGAGACCCTTAGAAGAGGTTCAATCAGTAATCGACCGACTTGCACAAGAAATTGTTTATCCTGGATTATCGAAGGACCAAAGAATCTGCATCATGGGTATGGTATCGGCCTTGGCGTGGGCAAAAGGAAGCAATAGGGATAATAACCCTATCGTCAGATTGATGAACGGCGAACAGATCGCCCCAGGGCAGACAGTGCCGGACGGTAATTAGCGCCCCAACTCCATTAGGAGAGTCGATATGAAGAAGTTTCTGTGTCTGACGGTCGCTGCCCTCGGCAGCGCTGTGTTCGGTCAGCCGATGGGCGGTCCGCCTGCACCACCTCCGCCGCCCCTGCCCACAGTCACCGTGTCCTGGATGGAAGGCGGCCGGGCAGAACTATCCAGTCTAGGCCGAGTCGATCAGTGGATCAACCTGCTGTACGGCGTGAGCGGCCTCGACGTGAACGCGACCTACTGGGTCGTTATGTACGTTCAGCCCGACAGTACACTCGCAACGACCTACCTGACGTACCAGATGATGGTGGTGCCCGGTCCGGGCGGGGCGAAGACCAACCAGCCGATGTCGGTGTGGTCAAATCATCTACCTTCGACGTCAGGAGGACAAACCTATCCACAGTTCCCGATTGCCGTAGACGGATATTACGTCAAGGTGCAGGTTTACGAGTGGCGGGCCGGCGGGGTCCTGGGCCCGCTCGTTTGCACGACCGAATCCCTCTGGGTCTGGACGGACGAATCTTCTAACCCCTGGTGGCCGGAATAATGGCTCTAACTGACATGGAAATGATGGCCGTGGCCGTCCTGAAAGGGGACATGGGGGCGGCTGCGGCTCTGGCGGACGAAGTGGTCGGTAGGCTCCGGGACGGCACTTACATTCCGCCAATCCGTAAAGGCCACATAGAAGACGTGGACAACCTGCGATTCTTCGTCTTCATGAAAGATCTTCAGGTAGACGAGGAGGTTGACATGGAATCGATCAGAAACAGTCTACTGCAATGGGTCAACGGAGGAGAAGACCTCAACGCACTGGTTTTACAAGGTGTGGACCGAATCGAGGTGTACGAAATTAGGCCCAAATCCCAAGGGGCCTAGAACGTCGTCTAAGGGCCGATCTAGTAGCGGGCGGGCTAAATCACGTCTGACACTAGATCGGCCCGCAAACGGGCGATAATGCAATCTGACGGGCGACGGCAAAACTCCGTGAACGACTCTTGATACAATGACGAATAGGCGGGGGGCAGACTAGCTATCTGTCGATGTCTTCCTTCCCCGGGGCATCTTCCCCCCGCCTTACTTCCACACGGGGAAAAGGGGAACCTTCAATGTCGCGTCCAGATTCTTCACGCACCTTCTCTGCCGACGAATACTCTGGTATAGCTCGAAAACTCCTTGCTCCTGGGAACAGCTATATGCCTATTTTTAAGGAATTATTCCAGATAATGCCGGAATCCTCCGTGTTGCTCCTGTCACATTTAATGGACCGAGAAGAGTTCATAGGACGACTTCGGGAGAACAAAGGGAAGCGATTCCATGGCTGGTTTTGGGCTTCGGAAACCTTCATATCAGAAGCCTTTCCTTTCATGTCAAAACGCTCCCAATACTATGTGATTTCTGACCTTAAAAAGAGAGAATTTCTACGAACCAGACTAAAAGGATCACCGCCTAAAAGATTTGTCCAAATCAACGTGTTAAAGATCATGGAAGCACTACAAATTAGCAAAGAAGAACGACTCCGAAAGAAATGGGAAGAGTTCAAAAACGGCTGACCGTAGAATGTCAAATCTGCAAACGTTGCAGACACAATCTGCAAATTCTGCAGGAACTATATATAAGCAAAAACTCTTTCGATCACAAAACAGTGTCGCCGCAACCGCTGGCGCGGTCTGCGGACGACGGAGTATGCCAGATGGATCTATCTACCATTTGGTGAATAGGAGGGGGCATTCTACATTGCGAAAAAGGTAGTGCCGTGCGCAGGAAGTGGAAGAGGGAACCTCGTTCTAATTATCAAACGAATATCAGGAGAGTTCAATGCGACCCATATTCCAAAATGAATCCGACACGCACACGCACACGCACACGCACGCACGCGAGGCGCAGCCGGACCAATGGCATTTCGACGCTACAGACAGGCTAATGGAAGTTCTGCGGACTCGGGGCCTGATGCCCCCAAAGAAGGTTAGCAGGACTAAGTGGGCTACGAACCTGATGAAGTTAGACAAACACTACACCCGAGAAGACATCAACGAGACGTTGGAAAACCTTATCAAGATGCTGACCTGGGATTATGCTCCGGTAGTTCGCAGTACCGGAGCATTTACGGACAAGTATGTCCAGATCAAGGACGCCTTCGTCCGATACACCGAACAATCGACTAAAGACCTTTCTCAAGTAAAAGTGTCGGACCGGTTAAAAAAGACCCTCAGCTACTTCGATCATTGGGGCTGGCCGGCAGGTTCTTTCGACCAGGCAAGTAAGATCATGCAAAAGTCCTTGGACAATTATCAGGCTTTCGTTTGTAGAGTCGAGGAAGCAGCAAAGACAGACAAGCTGTTCGCCCGCCAAATCAGGTACGTGCTGCACGATTGCATGAATCAACTCGACTATAGCGGGTTCAGTTTTCAGTGTTGGTTAGAACTCCTGCTACGTGTGGCTCAGTTAGAGAAATACGGAAGTATGACATTCATGATCTGGACACCACAACACGATTCGGCCACACATCCTCTACAAAGCTGGATGCACAGTCTGACTAATCCGAATGAATTGTGGAATCTGATGAAGCAAAAAACGGGCGAGAAGTGATTCGAGTGAGCCCACGTAGATGCTGGACAATCGTGATTAAATGCCTCTCCGACAGCCGATCTAGTCTTAGTCGTACAAAATCACGCCCCGACATAGATCGGCCGGGAGAATCGATTTAATGCGAAGGAAACAATGTCAGTTAACATAATGTACCCGTGTCCGGTCTGCGGCGAAGAATTAAAAGTCCGGACGAATCAGAAATCCGACGACACAGCTAGGGTAATGGAGTTGCATTGTGACCGTGACTTGTGTTCCTTGTTCTCGGCCGTGGAAGAATACAGTAACGAAGGAGCACGAATAGATATAAGGACTTTAAGATGGAATGATAGTCCTTTTTATAGAAGTTTGGCCCTGGCCCTCAAAGTAGAAGGATCTGTCCGATTTGGATTTCTACGAGACAACTATATTTCAATATGCCGGAATCAAACTGATTGGATGATAGCCGTCAATAACCGTGTGAAGCTCCTACTGACTTATAGTCCTAGTATGTTAAAACCTAGAGTGGACTACATCACCTGGTGCGAGGAGGCGAAGGTCTTAAAGGAGCGGGCTTTCGAGTTCGTCCGACAATCCCGAGAAAATCCTCAGGACGAAGCAGTCATCGCCGTGCTAGTCGATTATCTGGAAGAGAATAACCTGTGTCCGATCACGGTGGAAACCATCAGAAAACACCTGGCCCTGAAAGAAAAGGAGCGTCAACCGTGCCTAGAAACATCGAACCTGCCGTCCGCCTAGGGGAGATTGCCGTCGGGGCGTACTTCCGATTTGCTGACAACCTATCCGGCACGATCTACCAGCGAATTTGCCCAGGTGCCCCGGGGCAAGCCGCCGACAACAATTGGACCTTCGGCGTTGAATGGCAACCTTCGGAAGACGAGAATAGTGTCTACTTCGTTGAAAGCGGTTCTGGGAAGTTATACCGGGGGCTGGCCAGATTCCTGGTCGTAGAAGAAAAGACCGTAATGCTGTTCGCCCGAATCGACAACCAAGACAGGATCTTTTGAATGAAAGTAAGTAAACGCGACGGATCGGTCGAGAACGAGATCCTGACCGGAATGATTACTCACGATCACGTCGTCGCCCGCATCGCCCCGAAATGGGACAAAACCGGCTTATTCCGGAATCCGTGGGCCAACGTCGTCGGCGGCTGGGCAGTTAACTTCCACAACAAGTATGGCAAGGCCCCGGGCAGGAGCGTGACTGGCCTGTTCGTGAGTTGGTCACAAAAGCCAGAATCGGACCAAGCAACCGTCAAGATCGTAGAAAGGTACTTAGGTAGCCTATCCGACAAATTCGTCCGACTCAAGAAGGAGATCAATCCGGACTACGTGATCGACCGGGCCGGCGAACACTTCAACGAAGTCCGAGAAGCCAAGTTCATTGACGCCCTGCAAGGAGACCGAGACGGCGGTGATAGTGCTGCCTTCCATAAAAGAGTAGACCAGTTCAGTCGAATCGAAATAGGCAGCGGCGGGTTGATCGACTTGTTCGAGGACCGAGTTGCACTCAACCAGTCCTTCGTCAACCAGAGTAAGGTGTTGGTCGAGTATCCTGGGGCCGCGGGGGAGTTTTTCAAGAAAGCGTTTTGCCGGGACCGTTTCATAGCTTTTCAGGCCCCCGATAAGACCGGGAAATCGTTCTTCTTGCAAGACCTGGCTTACCGGGCCGTCAGCCAGAGGCGGCGGGTCTTGTACTTCGAGGCCGGCGACCTGAGTCGAGACCAGGTAATAGATAGGTTCAAAGTCCGAACCGCTCGTAAACCTCTCGACGCGAAAGAAGTCCAATGGCCTACGAAGATCGTAGTGGAAGGCGAAGAGAAGGTGGCAACTCCGGAGATTACATGGGAAAGGAAGAAGTTCACGACCGGCCTCAGCCCACTGGAAGCCTGGAAGGCGTTTCGACTATTCAAGGGCGATACCGTCAAATCAAAGGACTCGTACTTCAAATTAAGCGTCCATCCGAATAGCAGTCTCGGTGTTTCCGACATCCGATCAACCGTTGCCACGCTGAGCCGGGGCGGCTGGGTCCCAGACCTGGTAATTGTTGACTACGCCGACATCTTGGCCCCGAGTCCTGGATACAGTGAATCACGGGACGGCATCAATGCCAACTGGAAGAAGCTCCGGGCCCTGTCGCAGGAGTTTCATAACTTGACGGTCACGGCCACGCAGACCAACGCCGCCGCGTACAAGGCGGACGTCATCGACCGGAGTAACTTCTCGGAGGATAAAAGAAAGAATGCTCATGTGGATGGGATGGTCAGTATCAATCAAAAGGACGAGGAACGGGACGAGAGTATCTGCCGGCTGAGTTGGTCCGTCCTTAGGACCGCCAAGTTCTCGTCCAGGAGAATGCTGTACGTCGCCCAATGCCTAGACCTTTATCAGCCGATCGTCCGGTCGTGCTGGCGGACTTACACTGAAAAGGAGCAAGAATGACAATCATCCAAACCAATTACAAAAAGTTTCAAGAGATGACTAAGCAGGAAGTAGAAGATTGGCACGTCAAAGAGGCGGAGGAGGCTTTTGCTAGACTGGAAGACAACATCATAATGGATGTCTCAGGAAGTTTGAGGGTGAAAGGGAACTGGTCGTACATAGACGTGTTCCGTCTATTAAACGGGTTCGCAGTTCTGAAAAAGAACCTAGAAAACATCCCATTCGCAGAAGAAGTAAAGGAGGGGTAAGTGGACGAGGACATTTACGAAGAATGGAATGAGATAGAACTCCCTGACGGATCGACGCTGGCGTGGTATGATTGGTGTCCTCCACCTGACAAGTTACTAGACCAGTTCAAATCCGGTAAAAGGAAACGCATTAAACGCTCTCCTTCGCACGATCTAGTTCGGGGCGTAGAAAGTCACGCCGGAGAGTAGATCGCTCAGGAAACGGCAAATGTCCTGGCAAGAAACTTGAAAAAATGCCGAGAAACACCCGCGACGGGGCGGCCGGGGGCCGCTAACGTGAAAAGTGGCCGACTTGCGCCCGTCGTCGCGGGCCGGGGGCCGAAACGACAAAAACCTGAAAGGGGCCTAAACCGTGTCTGAATTCCCGAAACTCGTCCTGAACGACGACGACTGCGACGATTTCAACCAGGCAGTCCTGTTCTTCTCGCCAGACAACCTGAGCAACTACAAACTCCTGACCTGCGTCGCCTGCGAGTCCGGCAAAACGCAAGAACTCCATCAACACGTCCTTCAACTCAGTGCGACCTTCGCCGACATCATGGGCCATGCCGAACAGTATATTGTGTACGTCAAAAAGAACCACGAGCAGCTAGCCGCGGCGCAAGCCAAGCAGATCGAACAAGCCAAGCGACTACTCCAGGACGAACACGTCGTCATCCGGCTCGTCATGCAGAAGCGACACTCCGAAGCCGTCCGGAAACAACAACTCCAGATACTCGTACTCGAACGCCTCCAGTCCCAATGCAGACCGGAACGCCTCGCCAACGTCAAACGATACATCAAAGCCATCGCCAAGGGACTGGTACATGGCTTGGAGGTGAAGTCCAGTGGGCCGTAACTTACCGGCCCCGACCGACGGGCAAGTCTATCAACTGATTCGGAAGGAGTTAGTTGATTTACTCGTCCAGGAAGTCTGGACCGACATGAAGAAAGGAGTCAAACCGACTGACATCTGGGACATGGTCCGCAAGCGGGCGGTGGCTTTGTTCCACAAAAAGATCGTGCCCGATGTCCTGAACGAGATTCAAAATCGTCCTCTAACCTGAAAGGGGCATAATCATGACCGTAACTGAGGCGGCCGTTCCAACACCGGCCTCGGCGAAACTCTACTGCCGGAAGTGCCGACGCTTATGCTGGCACAACGGCTTCCAGACAAACAACACACTCAAGCTAAAGTGTTACACCTGCAAGACAACTCGCACCGTGAAGGGGGGCAAGCCGTGATCCGCGTAGAACACGACATTCCGTTCGCCAGTATCGAAATCAAAACGCCCGACGGCGTCCGGCTTGATAACCTTCACGTCTACGGCCAATACTATACCGAAGGTCAAATAGTCACAATGGAAGTAAGGGAGCGGAGGAAACTCCTGGCCCGCATCCGGCTCATGACGGCCCGCCGGGACTTCGACTTCTCACTCGATCTGCACCGACTACTGATCGACCTCATCCCCGAAGAACGGGCGAAGAAGTCCGTGGCCGAAGCGATGCGACGGAACCCGCGATTCATGGCCTCTTTGTGGAGGGGGCCGGCGTGAAGACCAAGCTGAAAGTGAAGGTCAAGAAGAAGGTCAAGTCTTCAGGAGAAAGGAAACCTCGATTCGAGTGGCGAAACAATATCAGGTATTGCATCCCGCCGTCCGGAAACGAGTGGCAATATGCCAAGCGGAGCCCCAAGTTCCCAAACGAATCCGAGTTAGCCCAAATACTCAGACTCCGGCAAAACGTGCCTGATAAGGTCAACATCGAACAGGACGTACTGCACACGAAAACGGAACGTAACACAAGTCCTACTCATCGGGTGATCGGCACGATCCTCGGGGCGTTGAAGATCGGGGCCTTCTTCGCTTCCGGGAATATGCAAGGGGAAGTCCTGAATCAGTATGGCAGTGCGACTTACGTCCGTCTAATCAGCGGCTACCAGGACTGCACAACGAATCCGTATGTGAATCTGTCCCCCGGGGCCGTGGTGTCGAAGATCAGCAACCCGAACGAAGAGGAGGACTTTTGGAACACAATAGAGACGACCCTTTCTGCCGATGCCCGGCCTGCGAAAAGTTCTGGAGTGAACTCCAAGAAGTCGTCGGATCGACAACCTGCTTCCAAAGAAGTAGACGAGTGGGGCTACCGGATCGGGACGGGGGCGGCGAAGATCAACTCGGTCCTGACGAGCAAGTGGAAGACGGCCGGGCAGATCGAGAAGGAATCGCAGTGCGGAAGGACGAGTAGCTCGCACTTGTCGGCCCTGAAAACTAAAGGACTAATCGTCCGGGGCAAGCTGAAAGACGGAACCAAGGTGTTCAAACTCAAGGGGAAGAAATGAGTGAAGAAGGACTCGCAGGTATCGGCGGATTCGAGCCGAAGGAACCGCTCAACCGAAGGCCGCTCCGGGAGCAAGCCATCGAACGACTCAAGTTCCTGTACGACGCGGCAATCCAGGACGTAACCGAGGCTCAGGAGAAGTACGACAACTCGAAGTCGGCTCTGGACGAGGACACGAAAGCGCTCGAGGAGGCGAAGAACGTCGAAGAGGACCTGGGCAAGCTAGTCCGGAGCATGGGCGGAATGACCGAGCCGAAGGGCATTACCGGAAACGAAATCCTCCATCCAGTTCCGAACCCAGACGACAAGATGACAGACTGGATCGAATACGTCTTGGTGGACAAGCGCCTGACGGCAGAGCAAATTCAATACGACCTCGACGCAACCTCTTGCCAAGTGACCATTTCGATCAACGGACTCAAAGCCCTCCTTGGCCGCGAGAAGAGGCGATTCACGAAGCACGTCACAATGGATGGCACCGTATATAGCAGCGTGAATTACCCGCCGTCGAAATAAATTCGACTCCAAACTCCTCGCCCGCTACAATTGATTTCGGAGGCCCGTCTGCCAGAGTGTTTCCGGCGGGGTCCTGCGATAAGATCGCCCGAGACTCGAAAGGGACAAGCGATGAAGGTCAAGAAGTCCGATGCAGTGGAACTGATGGTCGCAATGGGCATGGCGAAGGCCCCGACGTGGGACAACGCCAAGCTGGAAGAGAATCTGACGAAGCTGGGGACGGAGAAGATCCCAGATCAAATCCTCAAGAAGGTCAAGGGGAACAAGAAACTGGGCGAACTGTTCAAGGCGATTGTGACCGAACTCGGGAACAAGAAGAAGGTCACAATCGCCGAGGTCGAGAAGGCCGCCCCCGCGAAGGCGGTCGCCGCTCCGGCCGGGAAGAAGGGCAAGGCGGCTAAGGTCGAAGAGCCCGAGGAAGAAGAGGAAGAAGAGACCGAAAACGAAGAGGAAGTCGTCGAGCAGGACGACGACAGCGACGGGGATGACGAGGAAGAGACCGAAGAAGAGGCTGATGAGGAAGCTGACGAGAGCGATGACGAGGAGGAATCCGAAGAAGAGGACGAAGAGCCGGCCGCCAAGCCGACGAAGAAGGGTGCGAAGGCCGGCAAAGGTAAGGCGGAAGCCAAAGAACCCAAGGCGAAGAAGGAGCCGAAGGCCCCGGTCGAGATCGACAAGTTCGGTAACCGTAAGGGGCCGGGTAAGGGCACCCGGACGCACCGGATCAACATGGCGATTATCGACAAGCCCAGGACGGCGACGAAGATCATGGAGGTCGCGGCGGCCCGCGGGATCCACTCGCACCTGTCGAAGCTGGTCGGCCTCGGCTACGTCAAGGTCGTGAAGATGAAGAACAAGGACGGCGAGTCGGCCGGCAAGGGCTACGTCGAGACTGGGAAGAAGTTCAAGCCGGCAAAGAAGTAACGGAATCGTCTAAGTGAAAGACGGCCGGGGGCATCTCACGCCACTCGGCCGTCTCTCACGGCTTCGCCCACAAATCACATTATCACGCTTCTAACGGCCGATCACACACCCGGCGACGTTTTGCCCGGCTGACACTAGATCGGCCCGCATTCGTCGTTTAACACGCCAAAGGAAATGAGTATGTTCGGCGTAACCAGGAAGTTCTCGTTTGAAGCAGCACACAGGTTAGTCGGCCACCCGGGCAAATGTTCCAGGCTTCACGGTCATTCGTACAAGACGGAAGTCACTGTCATTTCCGAAAACCTGAATGTCAACGAAATGGTCGTTGACTTCGGAGAGATGAAAAGGACGTTAGGAGCCTGGATTGACGACCGACTCGACCACAACATCATCCTGTGGGAAAAAGACCCTCTGGCCCAACTACTCAACTGCGAATGGCTCCAGTTGAATTGGAAGGACGACTTCCCAAACAAAGGAGACAGAAAGGTTCAAGGGTGCACAAACGTAGACCCGATCTTCGGGTATCACGAGCCGATGATTCTGGACTGCCAACCGACGGCGGAAGCCATTGCCCGGCTCATCAAGGAAAAGGCCGAGGCGGTTTTCAACCTGCCGGGGATGAAAATCCGGTCCGTAAGTGTGATAGAGACTGAAAACTGCTGTGCCCACGCCTACTAGAGGAGAACATGGAACTCAAACAGATCAACAAGCAGAAGCCCGAGAAGCCCTGGTATGATCCGTACGGGCGACTAAAAATACACGATATTTGGTACACAATCCAAGGAGAAGGTCCGTATACCGGTCATCCGGCTGTGTTCGTCCGACTCGCGTCCTGCAACTTGCAATGCCCGGCCTGCGACACCGACTACTCGAATAAAGAAGGAACACTATATCTGGATAGGATCATTACACGAATCGAGAGACTGACCCCGACCAGATCGTTCAAGTATCCTTATCCTCTAGTCGTCCTGACAGGAGGAGAACCGTTTCTGCAAAATATCGGACCCCTGGCGGCCCTGCTCTGCCAAAATGAGTATAACCTGCAAATCGAATCTAACGGAACCTTAGTTCTGCCTACTTTCGATAACGATTCTTGGCTGACCTCGACCGTCGTCGTGTCGCCGAAGACGCCCGGCATCAATCCAGGGATGAAGCCTCTGACGCTGGCGTACAAGTACGTCATGCGGGCGGGTGAGGTCAGTTTGGACGACGGCCTTCCGACCAAATCAATCCTAGGACAATACCCGGCACGGCCGCCGCTAGGTAACGACAGGCCAATATACGTGCAACCGTGTGACGAACAAGACGAGGCAAAGAACAAGGCGAACCTGGACGCCTGCATCGCGTCGTGTATGAAACACGGATACATCCTGTCGGAACAAAACCACAAACGATGGGGACTTCTATGACCAAGAAGAAGAAAACTACCGTGAAGCGGTCGCCTTCGGTGTCGGACGCTCTACGAGACATCCAGAAAGCACTACACAACCACTCGACGTGTGTCGATGCTCTGAATACACGACTCACGTCCTTCGAGGAGGGCTGTGCCGCCTGGATGCAGAAAATTTCGGAGCAGATCGGCGATCTAATTCAAGAAGATCATCCAAAAAAAGAGAAGGACGAAAGATCCTACGTTATCGTGCGTCAACCGCAAAAGGGGGTTAGATACCCGAACAAACAGAAGTTCAAGGAATTCCTGGCCGGCTGGCGGATTATCGAATCGGAACAAGGGATCGAATCGTTTCCGATCTGGACTGACAACGTAGAAGAGGCGTCTGCCTACCTTGGCAAGGACAGCTGCCAGGAAGATATTGAAGTCCTGGAGAGAACCGACGAAGAAGTCGAGACAAAGCTCCTCAGTGACTACGAGGAAGAACAAGACGAAGAAGATGAGAGGATGGAGGTAGATGACGAGAGTCGTCGTGAGATCCTTAGGTCTAGTCAAGGCCCGTTCATCATTCTGTTCGATCCGACAGTTCGAGACCCTGACGCCAAGCCAGGACTTGAATTCCTGTCGAAAAAGTCCACTTTACAAAAGAAGGTATGGACGACAGACATCGCACAAGCAAAAGAGTGGAGCACATGGAGGCAGGCTGACGCCGCCCTGACAGACCTGCAAGAAGGACAGGAAGTAGACGAACGCGGACAAGTCGGAGTTAAAGAAGACTTCGAGGACGAGGAGATAAACGAAGATGAATAAAGGACACAAGCCGGGCAGCGGACTACCGACCTGGGTCGGCTCTGCCATAGAAGAGGCGACCAGGCAATTGGAAGCCGAGAACGCCGTCAAGCTGCTCGTGTCGTTCGTCGGCGAGAACCCTAAGCGGGCCGGTCTAGTAGAGACGCCGGCCCGCTTTGTCAAAGCCCTCCAGGAAATGACTTCCGGCTACACCATCGACCCAAGGCAATACCTGAAAACATTCGAGGAGGAAGGACCGCAGCAATACAACGAGATGGTCGTCCAGCGTGACATTCCATTCGTGTCGTTGTGCGAACATCATTTACTCCAATTCTCCGGAGTAGCCCATGTAGCCTACCTACCGGCCGGCAAGATCATCGGCCTGTCGAAGATGGTGCGGATCGTCCATGCCTTCGCTCGCCGACTACAAGTCCAGGAACGACTGACGACACAAGTCACGGACTTGCTGATGGACTCAATTCTTTTGCCGAACGGGGCCGCGTGTGTCATCGAAGCGTCTCACAGTTGCATTGCGTGTCGTGGTGTGAACACGCCCGGATCAGTGACCGTAACAGCCAGCCTGCGGGGGGCGTTCAAGACGGACCCCGCAACGAGGGCGGAGTTCTATCGCATGATCGGCCGACAAGCCTAGCCGATATCCTGCCCGCCAGACGCGCTACAATCGATTCTAAGCCCCGATCTAGTGTCAGACGTACAAAAGTGACGCCCCGGGCAAGATCGGCCCGCAAACGATGTTCTAGACGCCAAAGGAAACTGCCATGCCCTTAATGACCATCTACGCCAAGACTACCTTCGAGGGCTTCCACAGATGGAAAGATGCCCCCCTTGAAGTGGACTTCTTACGCAACTGGCACCGGCACATCTTCCACGTCTTGGCGGTTATCATTGTCACGAATGATAACCGCCAAGTAGAATTCATCCAGTTGAAGCACAAAATCGATGCCTTCCTGGCAATCGAATACGCTGGAAAGTATTTCGAGGAATCGTGTGAAATGATCGCCAGAAATACCGCCGCTTTCCTCGCAAGTACCGGATTCACAGTTGGTTCCGTGACCGTGAACGAGGACGACGAGAACGGGGCCATTTATCTTCCTCTGAGTAAGGTATAACTATGCTTTTTCACCTGCCGCTCGAAGGGTACAAGGAAAGATATACGGACCAGTTACGACTCTGGTATCACAACAACTGGCGGAAAGCAGGTATTCTGTTCCAGGAGATAGAAGGAACTATTCAGCAAGAAGGCTCGGTAGGCATCGGGCAAGTCGTAAATCCGTATGCCAGAACTGGGAACTCCTTTAGACAAATCAGTCAGCTGCTAGACTGGAAGTTAACAGACAAGGACGTGATCCTGATAGACGACGCGTGGACACCTGGAATCGAGGCCCTACCGTACACCTTCCATCAACTCGGGATCAAGCCGAAAATCTACTGCTACTGGTGGGCACAGTCGGTAGACGAATATGACTTCACGGCGAAGATGGATGTGTGGATGTGGACTTATGAGAACATGGTTCTCGACCTGTGTGAAGGAGTGTTTGTAGCCAATTCCCTCCTTAAAAACCTTATGATTGAGGAGTACGAAGTCGATGAAGACAAAATCCATGTAGTCGGCTTGCCGTTTGACTCGACCGAAGTTATGGATCGGATGCCTGCTGGGTACGTCAACGAGACGAAGGGATTTCCAGTCCTCGGATATGCCGGAGCCGTCAGTCGCAAGAATCAAGTCGTGTTCTCGTCACGGTGGGACGTCGAGAAGCAGCCGGAGTTCTTCCTGCAAGTCGCCAGGGAGGTCAAAAAGTTCAGGCCGGACGTGAACTTCGTCGTAACAACCTCTGCTCGGAAGATCAGAAGTAACGGCAAGCACCTTCTGACCCTGCTCAACCAAGCCCTGGCCGACGGTGTAGTAGAACTCCGGGAAAATCAGACGAAGGAGCAATACTACGCGACCTTATGCGAGTCAAAGATCCAGTTCAACTGTGCCCTGCAAGACTGGGTCAGTTTTACCCTTCTCGAAGCATCGGTAGCCGGATGCTACCCAATCTATCCTAAGTTCAGGTCCTTCCCCGAGACCTTGAACTATGAGAAGGACGGTGTGTTCATGTACAATCCTTGGTCAGTCGGGGACGCTGTGTCTAGTGTCCTGGTCGCACTAGATATTGTATCTTTCGGACCGGCCAGCATCAAGAAAAGGTCTTGGATTCACAAACGATACGACGACACCTGGAAACGGATGACAAACGTAATGGGCCTGACGAACTACGTCCTCGAACCGCTATACCCGGAGAGTTGACATGGGCTCCGGTCGATTAGGGTTGAAAAGAAAGTTCATGAGTTTGAACCGTGTCTACGTCGATCACTCCAAATCAACGTGTGGTTCTTTATTTCTGGACTCAGGAGCGCATAGTCTGTTCAACATGCACGTCCTAGGAAAAGGGCAAGCCCGGTACGACTGGTTCAAAACTTCCGAGTTCAAGGCGTACCTGGATCAGTACGCGGCCTTCCTGAAAAGATACGGTCAGGGCATCGACTTCTACGTCACTGTGGACGTAATCTTCAATCCGGAACTAAGCTGGAAGTCACTCAAGTATTTAGAAGAGAAGCACGGGCTCAGTCCTGTTCCTGTCATACACGATAAGACTCCGTTAAAGTGGCTCGACAAGCACATAGAGGCCGGGTACGACTTCATTGGTATCGGTGGCATGGGACAGGACTCGACCAAGCAATCGTACAAGAAATGGACTGATTCGGTGTTCGACAGGCTGTGTAGCTTTCCGGACCGAAAGCCGAGGATCAAAACACACGGGTTCGCAGTCACGTCCTACGACTTGATGATTCGCTACCCTTTTTATAGCGTCGATTCCTCGTCGTGGGCGAAAGCGGCCGGCTTCGGGAGCCTGTTCGTGCCACACAAGCGGAACGGGGCGTTTACGTTCGGCGTGGCCCCATACCAGATCGGCATGAGTCACCGGAGTAAAACAATCGGCAAGAACTGGAAGCATTTCTACCATCTGACTTCCGGGGCAAGGGCAATAGTCTTAGAGTGGTTGAAGATCATCGACGTGCCGCTCGGGACTTTCAACAAAGACGGAACGGTGAAAGTTCCTGGGGCGTTATCGACGTACAACCCGCGAGCCCTGGCGAACGCCAGGTTCTTCGAGAAGCTGTGTGAATGGTTGCCTAAATGGCCGTGGGCCTTCAAACCGAAAACTAATTACGGAAGGATATTCCAATGAGCCGACCAAAAAACGAAAAATTCGAGGCATTAATCGCCCATATGAACAAGTCGAACCAGATGATTTTAGACTTTGGTCTAACCGTCGATTACGATTTTCCATGGAAGCATGACGGCGGACCTACTGAGACAATGCGAGAGCTTGCGAGCTTCTGTTTCAAAGATCCAAAGCTGATGACACTATTTGAGGACTTCGTGTACTGGCTCAGAACGAATCACTTTAAAGAAATCACGAAAACATGATCGTATATCTGAGCGGCGGTTCAGAGATTGCCGAAACGGGTCTAAAAGACCCACCAATCATGCTCAGCTGGTACGTGTGCTGCTACATGCGGAAGAAGAAGATCAACGCCCGGTTGAAACGAGCTATCAAGTACCGATGGAAGAAAGGAGCCAGCGAATGTCGAAGCCAGCAACAAACGAAGAATGGGCTCGCCAGCAACACGAAGAACAACGCAGGTACGAAGAGTTGATGAACGCCTACACAGTCGTTCTCAATCTCGAGGAAGACTTTACCCGGCGTCGGCTGATTTCGACCTGTATCGACTCACTTGCCGAGGACAACAAGTAATGGCCCGAATCAACCGTGAATACCTGCTGCAACGACTGGACGAAGTTAAGCCGGGGCTTTCGCACCAGCCGATCGTGGAGCAATCGACGCACTTCATATTTCAGAACGGTTGGATTTACACCTACAACGAGGAAGTGGCTTGCCGAACGCCAAGCGGCCTACCAAAGGACCTAGTGTGTGCTGTACAAGCCGACCCACTACTCCGGATTCTATCGAAACTCCCGGACGAAGAAATCGACGTGGGCCTGTCCGGGAACGATCTGGTGATCAAAGGTAAAGGAAGAAAGACTGAACTCCCGGCGGCCCGCGAGATCCTGCTTCCGGTAGATAAGATCAAGCTGCCGAAGAAAGAAGACTGGAATCGAATCCATACTGATTTCACGGACGCAATCGGCATCGCCATGACCTGCGTAGGTAAGGACGTGTCGATGTTCTACACGGTCTGCGTCCATATCACCCCGAAGCATATTGAGTCCTGTGACAGTGTGCAACTTACTCGATATAGGCTCCAAACGGGCGTGAAGGAGCCGTTTATGGTCCGAGGAGAGTCGGTCAAGCACGTCCAAGTCATTGCCCCTGTCTACATTGCCGAGGACGAAAACTTCGTTCACTTCTACACCAGATCGAAGTTGGTATATAGTGTGAAGAAGTGGATCTCAGAATTCATTAAGGACATGGACAAAGCCCTTCAGGTCACGGGCGTGCCGACGGTTTTGCCTCCGGGACTAGGCGACGCTGCCGACCGGGCCCAAGTGTTCTCGGACGAGAATGACGACAACATCGTAGTGGTCGAACTAACCAACGACGCCCTCAAAATCGTTGGGCACGGGCCGAACGGGAAGCATACCGAGTTCAAGAAGGTTAAGTATATTGGAAAGCCACTCAAGTTTGCCGTGTCCCCGAAACTCCTGATCGAACTCGTCAAACGACACACGGACTGTCAAGTCAGTCCGGAACGCCGGATCATCGTAGACGGTGGGAAGTTTACCTACGTCGCCGGCTTGTACGACTACAAGAAGGCGGAAACCGAAAGTCTGGAGGACTAATGGAAGTTCCGATCACAATAGGTACCGTCAAGCGAATCGTCGTGTTCGTAGACGGTGCCTTCCTCGCCAGAGGGCAGATCAGCCTTCGGGCGTTCGCCGACTGCGAAAAAGACTTCGACCGAATAGTTAAACAATGGAAAGATTCCGGAAATATTTGTCTGTACGACGGCCCGCCTAGCAAGGAACAGTGATGTTAGAAAGTCCTCTGTTCTCGCGGACCGCCTTAGAGATGTTTCGGCCGCCGGACCCGATCAGCCCGAAGTGCTCCATGTGCCGGCTCGACAAGAGCGGGTGTCGGACGCCGAAGATGAAGGTCTTCGGTAAGGGCAAGCGGGGTGTCCTGATCGTCGGCGAGGCCCCCGGAGAACAGGAAGACTTGCACGGGCGGCCGTTCTTTCCAGGAGCCCCGGCCGGGGCCAGACTCCATAAGACTCTCAGGAAGCTAAAAATCGACCTGGAGCGGGATTGCTGGACCATCAACAGTCTTTGGTGCAGGCCGCCACGGAATAAGATCACCAAGGACGAAATGATCGAATGGTGTCGTCCGAACGTGACCAATACGATCAAGGAGTTAAAGCCGTCAACAATTATCGTCCTCGGGGCCAGGGCCGTCGAGTCGGTAATCGGTTGGCTGTTCGATAAGGACGTCGGGGGCATCACGAAGTGGGCCGGCTGGAAGATTCCTTGCCGGAAGCCGAACACTTGGGTCTGCCCGACGTTTCATCCGAGTCATGTCAACCGGAACGAAGACGAGAACAAACCGATAGAAGGTATTCTATTCGACAAGCACCTGAAAGCGGCTTTCGAGTTAAACGGACGGCCACATAAAGAACCAGTCGATGACTTGGACGCTAGATGCGTGGTCGAAATAGCCCCGACCGAAGGGGCGGCATTACTACGAAAGATGCACGCGAATAAACGGTCTTTATCCTTCGACTATGAGACTTGCTCTTTAGTGCCGCACGTCCATAGCCGCATCTTCTCTATAAGCGTTTCCGACGGCCTTTCGTCTGTCGCTTGCCCTTTCGTCGGCCCCGTGATCGAAGCCGCGAAGGAAATCGTTTTAGGGCCTCGCCCGAAGATCGGTTGGAACACGAAACACGAAGATTTATGGACCAGGTTTCAATGGGGCAAGTTCGTCAACAACTGGAGACATGACGGAATGCTAGTCGCCCACGCCCTAGACCATAGACGCGGGGTTAGTGGCCTGAAATTCCAGGCGTTCGTGAAACTAGGGCAACCACAATACAACGATACAGTAGCCCCGTACCTGGTACCGAAAGACGAATCCGGGCCGGGGCTCAACCGAATAACGGAATGCGACCTGAGTACGGTCCTCCGTTATAACGCCCTAGATTCCTTATTGACGTGGCACGTCGCTAAGGAACAACTCAAGGAGATCGGATGATTAACGCAACCGTCAGTATCGAATCGTTGGAAGTCGTGCAGAAGGAAGTAGATACCCTGCGAAAGCTGTTCGGCAACTATCGGACAGGCCAGGAGTTCGTCGGCATCGCCCAAAGCTTGTATAGCAACCGGGCCGAGGGTAAGGTGAAGGACATCGGGCTATGCTTCAACCGGCTAGAGGCGAAGTTCTCGGCAATGATGGACCAGGCCAGGGCGAGCGTGACGCCTCCGGTCCCGACGGAAGTTCCTGCCACGCTAGGGGCAGAGACAACTGTTCCTTTGGCGAAGGCCGGCGATCAACAAGACGTTCCGACTCCTGGTACGGAACTGCCTCCTGGGGCCTGATTCAAATACCAAAAGAAAGGAGGATTAAACAATGGATCAACTGACTTTCAGTCGCGATATGAAAGCTCCCTTAACTGAACAGGAACGAGAAGCGTTCAAGGTCCTAGCGGCCAGAGCGCTAACTGTCGCTTCCGAAGTAAACGGACACTCGACGCTTTTCGTCCAAAGAAACGGAACTCACGTCAAAGCTCCGGCGGCTCAGACACACGAACACGATCAGCCGCCGGAAGAACCGAAACGGATCAGGAAGAAGTTCTACTTCTGGCGGTTGGAACCTCTGTCGAGAAGGACTCCTGGTCAGATCAAGAGAAAAGACTGGTTCGGAACCGTCTACTGCTCCGGGACTAAGCCGACCGTAGAATTAGGCAAGTACGTCAATCCGGAGGTGGAGAAGACCATCTGCGAGGCTGGCCTAGCCCATTGGGGGCTTAGTCCGAAAGACGTCCCGAACGGGGCACTCGTCTCGATTGAGGTCGAATTCCTGAATATCACGGTGTCGAAACTCGAAATCGTCTCGGAAGAGACTCCGTTCGTCCCTCACGAAGTGATCGGCCCTGACAAAAAGGTCCTAGCGGCGAAGGAAAGGATTCGCAGGTCAGAAGAGGACGACGACGAGGAAGATCAGGAAGATCAAGACGAAGAGTACGACGGCTGATGGGCAGTCGTTCCAGGGGCGGTTATAAACGTCCAGAAAATAACCGCCCCGCCTCTTCGTTCCCTCGTCCGCCTAGAATACAAACAATCAGGAGCCGGAAGATGGCGAATCGGAAGGCTGATTATGTCCAAAGGCAGAAGCAGGACCGGCCTCACAGCTGTCATTGGCCCGGCTGCAAGCAACAAGTGCCTCCGGCCAAGTGGGGCTGTGCCGCTCACTGGTTCCAACTCCCGAAAGAACTCCGAGACCTGATCTGGTCTACGTACCGGCCGGGGCAAGAAAAGGACATGCGGCCGAGTCGGGCGTATCTGGACGCTGCTAACAAGGTCCAGAAGTGGATCAAAGCCTTCCAAAAGACTCGCCTACACCATGACAACTGTGCTAAGGTTCGGTACCGAGTAGTCAAGAAAGGAACATGATGAAGACTCATCCGCTGCTCAGCCAGGTCGCCCTCTCGAATCTTTTCACGAAAGGAGTCGCCGTTAAGTACGATCCGCGGCAGGCGATCCGGGCCATGCCGGGCGTTCCGGATGAAGCTATCCGGCGGCTGTCCGCCCAACTGATCCTTGAAGAAACCATGGAAACTATTCACGCATTAGGCTTCCTAGTTATGCCGATGAAGGGCGATCCGGAGGAAGTGCCGTGTCAGCCCAACTACGAACTATTGTCCCATGATGGTATTGATAACGAATGGCACACTCTGGAAGAGATCATCGACGGGGCATGTGACCTGATTTACGTCGCCACCGGAGCCCTGGTCGCCTGCGGCGTTCCGGACCTGCCCCACCTGGCCGAAGTCTGCCGGGCAAACAACTCCAAGTTCCCGGATGGCAAGGCGATCATCAACCCTGAGACAGGGAAGTATCTCAAACCAGAAGGATGGCAGGCTCCGGATCATAACCACGTTCTAAACTGCCAAAGGCGAATAGGTCCGACAGTGTACCTGAATCGCATCCAAGAAGAAGTCCTCAAGGAAAACGGAGGCTGATAAGTGTCTGACTCGACTACCATCAAGCAAAACATCCTGTCGGCTGCAAAACTCCTGACCAGTCAAGGGCTACTCACGTTCACCGCCGAGCAACTGGTAGTGACTAGCTGGCAGCACAACAAAAAACTGCTAGGTCTTCGCGGATACGAAGAAGAACATCCTGACAATAATAAAGTCCTGTCTTACGTCATGGGGGAAAGAGGACTTCACAACCAAGGATTTCTGGATAAGGTCCGGCCAAAAGTGTACGCCTTGACGGACAAGGGCAAGAGGACGAACGGTGAGGTCAAGCAGAACATAAAGGAACACAACCCGTCAGACACCATCGACATGATGATCGTCACCAAGATCCTTGATAACCCGGCATACATCCGGGCCAGGTCCGGTATTCCGAATATGGCAAAGATGTCAGACGTGCAGACATTCCTCAACACGTATAACACGAACGGATTCGTGGCGAACATCGACAAGATGCTGTCCGACCGGGTCTTTATAGAACTTACCGCGAAAAGCGGTAACAACCGTCAGGGCAGTCAGAAAACAGGAAGGACCCTGTCTGCGAAGGAGTGGAACGAAATCAAAGCGGCGGTCGAGACCTATAAACACCTTCACAGGAATCGACTCTCGTGAAACCGAATACTAAAGAAGCGATCAAGCTCCTGTATCGTGGGCAACGGGCTCTCGCCGAGATAGAGTTTAATGGAGTCGCCGTAGACGTGGACTACCTGGAATCAGCGATCAAGGGCATGGCCCACAAGATTGAAATCAGGCAAGCCATTCTGAAAGGAAGTCCTGTCTGGTTAGAATGGAAGAAGCGCTTCGGGCAGAAGGCCAACCTGAACAGCCTGCCCCAATTCGGTAAGCTCCTGTACGGCGTCCTCGGATTTAAGATCGACCAGAGAGAGTTGACGAAGACGGGCCAGCCGAAGATGACAGAAGAGGTCTTGTCGAGACTCGACTCGTCGGACTTACCTTTCCTGAAAAAATACCAGGACCTGCGAAAGCTCCTAAAGATCAAGTCCACTTACCTCGACGGCTTGAAGCGGGAAATGATCGACGGGTTCGTGCATCCGGGCTACAGTCTCAATTTGTCTCTCAGCCACAGGTCCGGATGTAGCCGGCCTAACTTCCAGAACCAGCCGGTAAGAAATAAGAAACTGGCCGAGATGGTTCGGCGATGCTACAAGCCACGCCATCCGGATCACTGTATCGTTGAAGTCGATTACGGCGGAATCGAGGTCAAGGTCTCGGCGTGCTACAACAAGGACCCGGTCCTGTTGAAATACATCAAAGACAAGACGACGGATATGCACCGAGACATGGCGATGGAGTGCTACCTGCTTAGTAAGGAAGAAGTTAGCAAAGATTCCAGATATTGCGCAAAAAACAAGTACGTCTTCCCACAGTTCTACGGAAGCTATTATGTGGACTGTGCCAAAGCACTTTGGCACGCCATCGACCAGCTCAAACTCACGACCAATAGCGGTGTGCCTCTAGAAAAGCACCTGGCTCGCAACGGAATCAAATCTATGGGGGCGTGCCTCGAAGATTGCGACCCGCGGCCCGGCACGTTTGAATACCATATCAAGCAAGTGGAGAAGAAGTTCTGGAACGAACGCTTCGCCGTCTACTCGAAATGGAAGAAGGAATGGTATAATAAATATCTGGAACGTGGCTACTTCGACCTGCTGACAGGGTTTCGTTGTGACAGCCCGATGCGTCGCAACCAAGTCATCAACATCCCGGTCCAGGGGTCGGCCTTCCATCTAGCCCTGTGGTCGATGCCCAGAATTCTGGAAGAGTTAGAGAAGGCCGGGCTGAAACGGTGCTTGATGGTCGGAGAGATTCACGATTCCATTCTGTTCGACTGTCACAAGGACGAAGTTAAGAAGCTGCTGGCGATCTGTCACAAAGTAATGGTCGAAGAAGTCCGTAAACATTTCAGCTGGATTATCGTCCCGTTAGAAATCGAGGCGGACGTGGCCCCCCGGGGCAGGTCGTGGCACGAGAAGGCCCCCATGGAGATCGCGGCGTGAAAAATCAGGAATACACAAAAGCCCTGTCAGCTTTGATTAAAGACCTGGACAAAGAAGCGATCGAAGAACACGTTGTCATCGCTCTAGTATTCGGACTAGAAGGAGTTCACATTGTCGAGACGTGCGGAAAAGAAAGTATCATCCCTCTATTGGAACTCGCACTAGAAACCGGTAAAGACAATGAACGAAAGACCTTCACCACCGACAATCAGGTGGCCGGAAGAGACGAGAAAGAAGGTAATAGTAATTAGCCAGGAGCCGGGGCCGACGTACAGCTACCTGAGACAGAAACTGGATCACGCCCTGTCGAAACTGGCCGACCCAATTATCATGATCCGGTCGAGTGTCGGCACGAACAAACTAGTCATGAAGTGGGCGGGGCGGAACTGGTATCTAGTCCAAGTCTGGCACACGGCCGAGGACTACCCGGCCAAACAACGGAACGAGGAAATGATATGCCGAGCGGACTACCTAGTGGCGTTCACGAATGGAAAGTGCAAGAGCACCGGAAAGATGATCCGGATGGCCCAAGAGTCCAAAGTGTCCTGCAAGACTTACGCCGTACCGGAACCGGAGTGAAGCACGAAGGTGACGCCTACGAAACCATTCGACCGTACAAGGCCCTCGGGTACGAAATGCGGGTCTGGCGGAACGTCAATCGGGCGTCCTGGATCGACTTAGTCAAGATGATTCCGGATGCCGACATCATCGACACTTTCCGGATACTAGCACAAGTCGAGCGCGACACGGCCGACAAGATCAAGCCGAGTGAGATATGGGCCGTTCTCCGCGACTTGCCCGGCATGGCGGCCCTGGAGATTGTCGAGCCGACGACGAAGGCCGGGGGCGTCTTTTACAAGGACTGGCCGTGAAACGTGTCGAAGGTCAAATCCGGTGCTACGACCGTGAGTTAGAGACCTGGCTATTCACTTGGACGTGTCCGTCGTGTCACGCCACGAACGAATCGGAACTAGACAAGGCGGCCAGGTGTAAGCAGTGTCAGTATTCGGTGTTCGTATTCACCGATAAGAAGGACTGGACAAAGGAGCATAAGTAATGGCAGAAGAAGCCGGCGGACTATATCATAAGCACCGGCCCAAGACCTTGGCAGAATTGACCGGCCAACAGGCCGCCGTGAAAGCCCTCCAGTCTATGGCGAACAAGAATCGAATACCGCAAGTAATTCTACTCACCGGCCCAAGCGGAACTGGAAAGACTACGGTAGCTAGGATTCTGAAAAAGATGTTAGGATGTTCTGAATCGGCCTACACGGAACTCAACTGCGCCATTGTGGACAGTCCTATCGATACGATCAGGAAGATCGAACGGCAGATGGGCATGAAGCCGTTAGTCGGAAAAACGAAAATCTATTACCTGGACGAGATTCAGGCGTGGTCGAAAGCCGGCTTCGCCCAGCAAGCCATCCTAAAGATTCTAGAAGACACTCCGAAAGGAGTTTACTTTTTCCTGGCCGCGTCCGATCCGTCTAAGGTGATCGACGCTATCAAAACCAGATGCACGACGGTTCGATTTCAGTCGATCAGTCAGGACGATCTGGTGTCTTTGATGAAGAAGGTGGTCAAGGCCGAAAAGGCAAAAGTGTCCGAAGACGTGCTAAAGCAAATTGCGGAAGCCAGTAGAGGGTCGGCCCGGCAGGCTCTGGTCATTCTCGATAAAGTCCGAGAACTTCCGAGCAAAGAACAATCTTCAGTCATTACCATAGAAGAAGAAAACTCCAACGCCTTCGCTCTGTTCCGTAGACTAATGGGCTGGGACAAGATCATTCCGACGTGGCCGAACGTCGCTCCTGTAGTCCAGAAGTTCGATGAAGATCCGGAAGGCATTCGCCGGGCGGTTATGACCATCGCCTCGACTATCTGTTTGAAAGCGGATCATTCATCGGGCAAAGCGGCTCTAATCATGAGGTTTTTTCAGTTCAATCTGTTCGACACGGCCAAAGCCGGTCTCGTTCTTGCAGCCTTTGAGGCATCGCAAGCCCTTTCGAGCAAGGGCAAATAGATTGCGTATACGTCGATTTCCCGGCCTTTGCTACGGCGACAATGATTTTGCCCGGCCGACGTATGATCGGCCGTTTAAAGCCGTTCTAGACGTTAAAGGAAACGTATGGCCGAACAACTAACATCGCCTCTGGCGATTGACCAGAATAAATTAGACGAAGAATGGCTCGACCAGGCAGAGCAGTTCCATAATGCAGCGGTCCAGTTAGCCCTGGCCAAGTTTCGGAGGGACGAGAGAAAGGCGGCTTTAGAAGTGGTCAGGGCCGACGTGACACTGGACGTGTATTCTAATCCGACAACTAGATACCGTCTTCCTAAGTTGACCGAGAAGACGGCGGAAGCGGCCGTCGCCAGAGACAAACGCGTCCGAGTGGCCACAAAAGCCTACAACCAGGCAAAATACAAAGTCGAAATGTTGGAAGCACTAGTGAACGGGTTCGAGCAAAGAAAGACCGCCCTGGAAAATCTGGTGAAGTTAGAGGCCAGAGACTACTTTGCCGAACCGCGTGTGAGAGTTGCCCAAAACTCGTCAGAGGACCGGAAAGTGAAAAGGAGGCTCGAAACCAAAAAGGAAAAGAAGCTGTACCTGAAAGGCAGGATGGAGGAATGACGACCTGGGAATACGCTCTAGCTGCCGTCCTGTCATTGGCAGGATTGTGTGCCGGAGTCATCAGCGTATACGTCCTCGTATACGCCGTAACGTCGGCAATCGCCCAAGCCTGGTTCGGGACTCGTCTGTCTTATTACCGGGAACTCAACAAGGTCCTAAAATCGCCCGACCATAAGGAATGATTCGCATGGCCGACAAGAAGAAAGTCCAGAAGACCGAAGAAGTGATGAACTTCACAGACACCAAGAAGTGGGCCAGTCAGTACGACGACTCCTCGCCGCCGGCAATCGCGGTCCCGGAAGGCATGTCAGTATTCCGACCGAAAGAGGCGAAAGTCTACCAACTCGACTTCATCGCGTTCAAGGTCGGTAAGGGCAACCCGAAGGCCGACGAAGGGTCGTGGCACTTCGAGCGGACGTACATGATCCACAAGAACGTAGGACCTAGGAAGAGAAAGGTCGTCTGCCTCAAGGAAAACTTCGGTAAGCCGTGTCCGGTGTGTGAGGAGGTTGCCAAGGCCCGCCGGAGCGGGGTTTCCGAAGCCGTTCTGAAGGAGCAAGAGCCCAAGGTGCAGCAAGCTTTTCTCGTCCGGGACCGACAGAACAAAGAAGCCGGCCTCCAGTTGTTCGACTCGGCTCATTACAAGTCCTTCGGAGCCCTGCTCAAGACGGAACTTGAATCGGCCGATGAGGATTCGCCGATCCACAAGTTCTTCCATCCGAAGGGAGGTCGGACACTCAAGGTCCGGTTCGTGAAAGACAGTTTCGCATCGGACGGAGGATCGATTACCTACCTGCGGGCCGACAAGATCGAAACGGCGGAACGGAACGACCTGGACATGAAGCTGTACAAAACCGCTCCGTGTCTCGATGATCTGGTCGAACAAGGGGCTTTGGAGTATGATGAGTTGATGGATCTGTTCCTGGCCACACCGAAGAAGGGCCAGGAAGACAAGCCCGCTGACGGAAAGAAGGACAAGAAAGCCGACAAAAAGAAGAAGCCGAAAGACGACGAAGAGGTAGAGGAAGAAATCGAAGAAGAGGAGGAAGCCGATGACGACAGCGAAGCAGATTCGGACGAAGACGCTGATAGTGGGGATTCCGAGGACGAGGAAGAAAGTGAAGAGTCCGAAGACACTGACGACAGCGAAGAGGAAACCGAGGATGATTCGGACGAGGAGTCCGAAGAAGTAGAACTCGAACCGAAGGACGAGGTCGAGTGGGAGGTCTCTAAGGGCGGTAAGGGCATCGTCAAGGAGGTCAAGAAGGGCGTTGCGACGGTCAAGGTCACGGAGGGCAAGAGCAAGGGCAAGACACTCCAGCTTCGCCTGGAGGACCTGACCAAACTGATCGAAGAGGAAGAAGTCGAAGAAGAGGCCGAGGAAGAAGATGATTCGCCATTCCCAGAAGAGGACGAGGACGACGCTGCTTCGGAAGACACCGAGGACGACGACCTCGATATGGAAGACGACGGCCCGTCCTTCGATGACGAGGAAGAGGTCGAAGAGGAAGAAGAGAAGAAGCCCAAGAAGAAAGTGAAGAAGGTCGAAGAGCCGGCCCCGACCAAGAAAAAGAAGGTCGTGAAGAAGTAGTTAGTCCCCGGCTAGGCAGGTGCGATTCCTGTCTAGCCGTTTTCGCCCAAAACACTAAGAGGGTTGTGGTATGAAGGTAGCATCGGCCAAGCTGACTTGGAACAGGTCCCTGACGGGCGAAGTCACGAAGCAGGTCCTGGACTACACGGTCAACGGCGTCCCGAGTAGCTGGGAACTGCCGTCGGAGATGTCCGAGTTTACCATCGAGCGGGTCGAGCCGTTCACGTCCTTGTCGTTCAACGTGACCGTGTACGGGGCGGACGGACAGTCCACGATGTCGATGGGTTTTTCCATCACGGCCCCGAGTTTCGAGGCCCCGCTGCCGGCGACCAATCTCGGCGTCAGCTTCTTTGACATCCGGGAAGAGGAAACCCCTCCGCCGCCGGAAGGTGTCGTGTCAGGTATGACTGCGGCCGCGCGGGCGAAGTCCGGATCGTCCGGTGCGGGCGGTGTGAAGAAGATTCGGTAGTCATCTAGAAGGGTCCCTCAAATTGAGGGACCCTTCGCTCCACTTCTAGAGTCACCATGATTCAGACCAAAACGATTCGTAAACAACTCCTGGCCCCGCAGGTTAAAAACCGTCCTTCAAAACTCAAAGACAAAGACTTGCTGTCAACGTCTTCGACCTGCCTTAACATGGCCCTCAGCGGCTCTCCTTCGGGGGGCATCGCCAAAGGCACGTACTTACTCGCGGCCGGCGATTCAGACTCGGGAAAGAGCGTCATAGCTCGCTCCATTCTGGCCGAGGCGAGTATCAACCCTGAATTCAAAAACTACCGGCTAATCTACGATGACCCGGAATACGGTACGGCCCTGATGGACATTCGCCGACTCTTCCCGAGTTTGGCGAAGCGAGTGGAGGAACGCCACTCGTCTTTCCTGGACGATTTCTACGACAGCACGGACGAGGATATTGAGGACGGTCGTCCGTTCATTAAAGTCCTCGACTCGATGGACGCTCTGCTGCCGAGAGAGGACGCCGCCAAGATCAAGAAACAGAGGAAGGCCCGTCGCGAACAAGAAGAAGCGGCCGGCAGTTACGGGACGGCTAAGGCGAAGATGAACGCCAACCGGTTGCGGGTGTTAGCCACCACTCAAATCGCCAAGTCCAAGTCTATCCTCATCATCATCGCCCAACTCCATGACGTGGTAGGCGGTAGTCCGATGCTCATGGGTGACAACAAGAAGTCCGTAAGTGGTGGAAAGGCGTTGAAGTTCTACGCTCATACAGTCATCTGGACCGGAACGAAAGAGACGATCAAGACGCCCGGCAAGGTCAACGGCAAGTTCCGGGAGTTGGGCATTCGGGCCGTCGTCAAGGTCAAGAAGAATAGGTTGACGGGCCGCAAGCGGCAGGTGGAAATCCCGATCTATCATTCGGCCGGAGTGGACGACATTGGCGGGATGATTAATTACTTGATTGACGAGGGACACTGGAAAGGCACTGAGAATCAGGTCATCGCCCCCGAGTTCGACTTTCCGAAAGGTTCGAAGGAAGACTTAGTCGAAATGATCCAGTTCCAAGGCAGAGAAGACGAACTCCAGCAAATCGTAGCGAAGACCTGGAGGGATATCGAAGACCAGTGTATCGTAAAAAGGAAAAATCGATATGGCTGAACAACCGAACGACCACGGAAAGAGTAAATACCACAGGACGATATTCTCATGCCTTCCGGACGATCATGCGTCAATTACAGTAGACGTATATAGCGTGCTGAAAGCATTCCCGACTGCCAGTCCGGCCCTTGACCATTGCGCCAAAAAGGTCTTGTGTGCCGGAATTCGTGGCAAGGGAAACAAGCTACAAGACCTGAAGGAAGCTCGTGTCGCATTGGATCGAGCTATTCACATAGTAGAACAGGAAGAATCAAATGGAAATTAAACTGACTTCCGAAATTACTGTCAAAATCATCCAGTCGATGGGTGAGGACGCCATCATCGCCGGAGCGGCCTGGGTCAGCACAAACGGGGCAGAGGCTTTAACAAAAGCAAAAGCCGACCCGACTAAGGTTCCAGGACTCATTAATTACGTGATGAAGCACAGACACGGTTCGGTATTTGAGCATTCTGCCATCACGTTCTTCGTCCATGCTCCAATATTCGTGTGGCGAGAGTGGCACCGGCACCGAATTGGATTTAGTTATAACGAAGAGAGCGGGCGTTACAAGCAACTCGATCCTGTCTTCTATGTTCCGTCCAAAGATCGTGCGATGTTCAAAGTCGATTCCTGGAAACCTGGGCGGCCGAAGTTCTTGACCATCGAACAACGAAAAGAACTATTAGGTAGCACTGACAACGGACAAACCGAAAGACAGTATGGACAGTTGGTCGAGAATCTAAAATCGTCTTACGAACACAGCTACCGAATTTATGAGGATAACCTGTCCATGGGTTTCGACCCTGGTCTCGCCCGCGACTGCCTACCCGTCGGCATCTACTCGTCCTGCTGGGTAACATGCAACCCACGGTCACTGATGGCCTTCCTGTCACTCCGAACGCACGACGAGACGGCCAATCACGTCAGCTATCCACTGCACGAGATAGAGGTCGCCGCTCGGATGGTCGAAGACTTCTTGAAACAAGGATGGCCTATCACCTACAAGGCGTTCGTGGACAACGGACGGGAGGGACCATGAGCATCTTAACCGCTGCCGAGTTCCGACAGATCGTGACTAAAGACCTGGCAGCCAATTCACCAGTCGTATTCGTCCTGCCCGACGGCCGTCGGTTGACGATAACGGAACGGAACATTATTCCGTTAGTCGAAGAGGTGGACGGTAAAAAGAAGTTCGCCGGCCCGCCAACTCTGGTCATCTGCCTCAAGCCGGAAGAACCTATACCTAGGGTTGCCGGTACGCGAATGAAAGGAAGTGGAGCATGAGCAGAAGTAAAAAGGTATGGCTTCTGCTGGACGTGAACTATTTGTCCTACCGTGCGTATCACGCCATGAAAGGGTTGGAGTACGAACACGTCAAGACCGGTGTCATGTTCGGCTTCCTGCGAGACCTGCAAACGCTAGAAAGGAAGTTCAATAGCAACCGCTTCGTATTCTGTTTCGACCACGGCAAGCCGAAGCGGCTCGACATCTACCCAGGGTACAAGCAAGCCCGCCGCGACCGGGCCGAGGCCGATCCGGAACTAACTCAACAGCTTGAAGAGGTCCGGGCGACAACAACGACCCTGAGAAGACAGATCCTGCCGAATCTCGGCTACGAAAACATCTACGCCTATGACGGGTTCGAGGCCGACGACGTGATCGGGGCATTCTGCAAAATGATGGACCCACTAGACGAGGCTGTGGTCGTCAGCGGCGACGAGGACATGTACCAATTACTCGCCGACGGCCACGTTGGGGTCTGGCACCCGAGCAAGGAACAGATGGTCACGGCATCCTCTTTCATCTCGTCCAAAGGAGTCCTGCCCGTCAGGTGGAAATCCGTCAAAGCCCTGGCCGGATGCTCGTCCGACAACATCCCAGGGTGCAAGGGCATCGGTGAAGCGACCGCGTGTCTGTTCTACAGCAACCAACTAAAGCCCGGGTCGGTAAAGATTGAAAAGATCCGGGCCTTCTTCAAGTCCGAGGAGTTCAAGCTGTTCAAGCGACTGGTGACTATCCCGTTCGAGGGTTTTCCACTCCATGACTTCAAACGGAGCATCGTTGACGGACCGACGAAACTCGATAAGATGGCTTTCAGGAAACTATGCGACCGGTACGGTATGAAGTCCTTGCTGCCACAAAGGAAGAACGCCAAACAATCCATCTTCGAGTAAAAGAATAAAATGCCGCGAGGTCACGCAAAAGGGAGTACCTTCGAGAGATCGCTCTGTCGAGTTTTCACATTCTGGTGGACAGGAGATCGACACGAGGAACCAATCTTCTGGAGGACGTCGGCGAGCGGAGCCAGGTCCACAATGCGGCGAAAGAGGATGCAGAAGGCCAACCTCCACTGCGGCGACATTTGTGCCATTCGGCCGGACGCCCAACCTCTAATCGACTTGCTGTCCATCGAAGCCAAGCGGGGCTACCCGAACTTCAAGTTGAACGATTTGGTCAACAAGACGAAGCGGCAAGGACAGACCGTGGTCGAGGCGTTCCTGCAACAAGCCCGGGAAGGCCACAAGAACTCCGGATCACATTCCTGGATGCTGATCTACCAGGCCAACGGACGAGTTCCTATCGTGTTCTACCCGCACCTGCTCATGCTCGGGCTCGTCAACGTCGGGGCGTTTCAGCACCCGCCGGCCCCGTTCTTCACCGTTGATACGATCTTCCGGGAGAAGCAAAACAACAAGACGGTGAAGGTTCGGGAGTTAATTGTCGGAACGACTCTCAGGAAGTTTTTGGCCAACGTCACGCCGGACCACATTCGCACGCTCGCCCAACACGGACTATGATGATGGATGAACTTCAACGAAATTTCGATCTGACGATTGGACGGACGGATCGCATCCTGTCAGAAATGATGTCGTTGGGCCGAGCCGCCAAAGACCGAATCAGAATCGGGGAATCGGCCGCAGCCTGTACCACGTCTGCCCAAACCGTAATGGACGAACCGAACCGACAAACGCTCAAGCACCATGCTGAGGATATGATCGCTTGCGGAAATGCCATCCTGCGACTACTCGGAAAATCTCAAGAAGGAACACCGCAACCGGAGACGAAATGACACATCCGGAACCGCCGAAATCAACGACCGGAGAAGTGATACGTCCGGACAAGGCGAAGAAGAAACAATTCATTGGAAGATGTCCTGACTGCGGCAAGGCCCCGATGTACGAATGCTCACAAGGTCTTTTGAAGTGGATCGAAATCGAGACTCACGATTGTCCTTACCAAAAAGTCAAATGATCGACCGTCTTATCATTGAGAACTTCCAAAAACACAAATACAAGTCTTTCAAATTAGGTAAGATCACCGTCTTCATCGGGAGTACTGGTCGTGGAAAGTCTTCCGTTCTCCGGGCTATCAAAACCCTCTGTCTCAACCGGGCCACAGCTTCTGTTATTAAAAGAGGGGCAAAGTCTTACCGAATATCTGCAAGAGTCGATGGGCGTACCTTACGACGTGTTCGTGGCAAAAGAAAGAATGCTTACATCCTCGACGGTAAGTCTCTCAACGCTCTCGGCAAAGGCGGAATTCCCGCCGAGGTTCAAGAACTTCTGAACACCTGTGACCCCAATTTTCAGGGCCAACTCGACCCACCTTATCTCTTCACAAAAACTCCAGGTCAAGTCAGCAAAGAACTCAACCAGGTAGTTAACCTCGACGCTATCGACCAGGTGCTGAAAGAAGCTGGTAAGCTAGTCCGTAAGTCCGGAACGGAGAAAGAAGTAAGTCGGGCCCGGTTGAAAGCCGCCGAGAAACAGCTGGAAACACTAGCGTGGGTGCCCGAATTCTTGAAGGACGTTGCCCGGCTCGAAAAGGCCGGCGAAGCCCTTGCCCGCAAATCGCATAAAATCGTTTCCTTGGCCTCTTTAATCTCAGACTGCAAATCGGCACGCCGGGCGATAGAACGTGCAGGAAAAGCAATTGTAGACGCTTCTGGCGTCGTCGTGGCAGGGCGAGGGGCGTTTGCGGCCCGAACGACAGCCCGAGCGCTCAAAAAACTCATCCAGGAAGCAAAGACCGCCAAGAAGCTGGCGAAGCAGGAAGTCCCTAACCTGTCCGAACTGTTGTTGTGCCGGGCCGAGGCAGACAGAATAGCGGAGCACCGACGGGAGCTAGAATCGTTGGTCGAAGAAGCTAAGGAAGCCTTGAACAGGTCAAATAGGCTAGGTAAAGAAGTGCAAGGGGCGGAAGAGAAACTCAGTAAGGAAAAAAGGAAGATAAAGACATGTCCAAAGTGTGGTCAGCCAATGAAAAGAAGGTCGTCCTCATTTCCTGCGGCGACCTTCACCTGAGTGAGAAGGCCCCGGCGTGTCGGGCGGAGGAGAAGGACTGGCTCGCCACTCAGGTCGGCTACCTAGGACAACTAGCAGCCCTCCGGCACAAACACAAAGCAGACATCGTCTGCACGGGTGACATCTTCGACAAGTGGAACAGCACTGCCCGACTAATCAACCTGGTCTTAGAAACCATTCCGCGGTCCATGCGGACCATCCCAGGTAACCACGACCTGGCTTATCATAACCTGGCGAATATTAACCAAACGGCTTACTGGACGCTTCGCAACTCTGACGCGATTGAACATTTGCAAGAGGACGGACCGCCAGGATGGGTATTCCTATCAGATGGACGTCATGTTCGATTGCACGCTTTTCCATATGGAGCAGAATTACACGGACTAGACGAAGGAGGCACTGTCTGGTCAAAATCGAGTGACAAATCACAAGGAGCATTGGACGTTGCTGTCGTCCATAAATACACATGGATGGGCGGTCACAAACACCCGGGGGCTAAGGAAGAAGATCATGTCACGGTTCTGATGGACAAGCTGACCGGCTATGACACTATCCTGATCGGAGATAACCACAAGCCATTCGAGACGGTCAAGCACCTGAGAGACGATAAATACCAATACGCCTTCAACGGCGGCGGGTTCATGCGGCGGCGATCGGACGAGAAGGACTTGCGGCCAAGTGTAGGACTGGTCATGTCAGACGGCTCCGTCGAGCGGCATTATCTGGACATATCAAGAGACGTGTTCAGCGAGACGGTATCGAAAGAAGTGGAAGAGTCAGAAGACTCCATCGAATTCATCCAAGCCTTATCAGGTCTTCAGGACGAAACTGCCAACTTCTTCGACGCGGTAAAAAGAAAGGTAGAAGGACTGGAAAGTAAGACACTCAGGAAACTTATTTTAGAGCTTCTATCGACCGTGGAGGGAAAGAAATGACCGAACCGGAAGACATGCTGACTGACATAGTCGGTGGCCCGTTCGACGGCCAACAATTCCATTTTCCGAAAAGGACTTACGACTTCATGCGGCCGTGCGACGACCAGCCAACAGGAAAACCAATTCAATACTGGAAATACTCGGCGAGCCGAGAAGTAGGAAAAGAACACATCTTCCACTTCCAAGGAATTCAGGAAGGGTTGGAATGATTATGCTCGACCGGCTACCTGAACTCGAACGACACGTCGAAAAGAGGAAAAGAGAAAAGGCGGAAGCCGACGGGGTTTACAAGGAACGAATGAATCGCATCCGGACAAGCTTCGGGTGCAAAGAACTCCGGGAGGCCGAAAGCCTGCTCCGGAAGCAGCAAGACGAGGAGATAGCATGGCTCCGAAAGTACAACCAAATGTGGCAGGAACTACTAGAAAAGGAAAAGGCCAAAGAGGAGCCCGATCAGGAGTTGTTAAAGATACTGGAGAGCTACGCCAGCTGATCCGGTACGCGACTAGTGTCAAGCATGATTACCTGCTGGCCGCACACGAAAGGTCGAAGGAGAATATCGCCGTCAAGGTGGCGACGGCCAAACACAGGAACAGCATCTCGGCGCAGAAGCTCCTCCAGTCAATTGCCGTGGCGACACAAGAAGTAGTCCACAAGCAACTGGTCGCCGTCGTGACGAAATGCCTGAAAGCGGTCTTCGGGGAAGACGCCTACGGCTTTAAGATTCGGTTCGAACAGAAGCGAGGGAAGACGGAAGCCGTATTCGTGTTCACGGCGGACGGGGAGGAGTACACGGATTTGACGGAGGAGAAAGCCGGCGGGCAGATCGAGGTCGCCGCTTTCGGGTTGCGGCTCGCCTGCCTGATGATGCTCCGTCCGAAGAAGAGGAGACTGCTAATTTTGGACGAACCGTTCAAGAACGTAAATGGGTCCGAATACCAGGAAAGAGTTGCCGGGCTCCTGGTACAACTAGCAGAAGAAATGGACGTGCAGTTGATCGTGGTCTCTGATGACGATTGGCTGCACGTCGGAAACGTGATTAAGGTTTAATCGCCCTTCTTCGGCTTCAACTGGTTCATAAGAACTTTCTGCTGGTTCTTATTCACCTGCTCCACGTCCACACGAACTTCTTGCACGTCTTTCTTCACGTCTTCGATCCTGGTTGCGGTTACGGCGGCGTGGCCCCGGGCGTCGTCAGCCGCGTCCTTCGCCTTGTCGGCCTTCTCGCCGTTCTGGAAAGCCTTCACCAGCGCGATCAACAAGATGATGAGTTGCCCGACCTGAGACATGCCGGTCGGGCTTAGCAACCAATTCACACCCCACTTTGGGGTTTCGTTGTCGTCGGCCATTGCGAATTCCTCTTAAAAGCGGGCGAAAAAATTCCCTCTTGTCTCCTGGCGGCCCGGGGGCGTAAGCTGAATTCATCGCCCGAGACTTCATGAAAGGTCGAGCCATGCACGCGATTAAACTCCTTACACTTGCCGTCGCTTTACTCCTGCCCACTCTCGCTTCGGCCCAAGGAGTACCCACGTTCTATGCCCGAGGCGGATCAACTCCGCTCGCCCCGACACCACTCGGCTTCGTAGGCGTGATGCAGTTCGGGGGCACCTACACCGTGGTGATGACATTCCTGAAGCCCGGCGTAGTCGAGGTCCGGGTCTCTACGTCCGGAGCCGAGGAAGGGATCGGGGCCGGGTGGGGGAGTACCTCCCCCACCGGACTCTTCGTTAAGGGACAGGGGTGGTATGGAACGGTGGGGGCAAAATCCTCTCACTGGTACGACTTCACGGTCCGCTAATACAAAGTGCCAATAGCGTTGATCGTTGCCGTGCAAGACACTACTCTGGCGGCCCCGGTTCCGGCTTCGGTGACCTGGAGCGTGACCTGGCCAGTCCCGGCCGTGATCTCTACCTGGGCCGACAGAGAAGCCATTTCCCAGAACGTGAATGCAGCCCCGCCCGAGCCGCCGAATCCGCTCGCGGCGATGAGTAGGCCACTAGTCGCTTGGTTTACAATCGTCCCGGTCCCACCGGTCACAGAAAACGTGCCGGTCATGTTAGACGAGTAAGTTTCCGCCGTCAGGTCAAATAGTTGCGATACGACGTGGGCCGTGACGAGGTACATCCCGGGTGGCCCGATAGACAACGCAGTGAGGTTTACCGACGTGCCCCGGACGTTGCCCGACAACAAGTCTGAGACTTGGGTGATCGTGACCGACCCACCGCTGTCGCCACCAGGCACGATAAGTTCAACCACAGCCCAACTCGGGAAGTCTAGATCGTCCTCTTCCATGTACCTAACGGTGTACCCTTTGTACACCGTATCTACGGTCAGTGTTTCGGCATTTATTCCATAAGCTAGGCATTCGTCCAGTTCTTCCAGGACCATCGTGATCGGATTTAGAAGGACGTAGGTCGCCTCGTACAACCCGTCGTCGTCCGGCGTCCCGTTCGTAACCTTGACCATTACCTCGAACGGCGGGTTCTCTAACTCAGGTAAGTCCGGCTTGGCCGCTTGCCGCTCCGCCCACGCGAGCATCCGCATAATGCGGGCGGCGATAGTCGGACTAAACATCACCGGGTCGCCGAACATTAGATGAACACCTCATCGAAGAAAGCGACCCCGTAAGCCCCCTTCGGCAGCGTCCCTGTCCCGGCGCTGATCGTCACGCTCGCCTCGAACCTGTCGCCGGCCGCATAGATCAGCGTGGCCGGCGTTCCTGACAGTGAGGCGTCCTGGGCCGTCGTGCCGTGCCCGGCATTGACCGTCTTTGCCGCGCTCAGGACAGTCGTGCCGTTCTTGAATAGATCGAGAGTAATAGTCGAATCCCCAACAGCCGCCACCGTAACGCCGACCTTGAATCCCTTAACCACCCCAGCGTTCTTCGCACAATAGATCAGCTTTCGGACGGCGGCCGTTGTGGTCGCAAAGGTGTCGGCAAACACGCCGGGCAGCAGATGGTGAATCTGATCCACAGTAGGCAGGTCGGCCGGGTTCATTTGCGCCGCCCCGACGCTATCTACCGGGATGTTCATACCCGCAGGGACGATACTCCCAGTTACGATCAGATCCCCTTCGATAACGGAAGCCATGAGTTATCCGATCCCGTTTAGTAAGAGTTGGTTGTAGTCTACCCTCTTCTTTTCTAAGAAAAATCGGTAGACCGGAGGGGACAGAGCTAAATCAAGAACACGCCCATTCCCGTCTAGGCAGACCGGAGAACTCACAGGATCTCCGTCCCGGTTGTTTGGCATCCCAGACAGGATTTTCCGTAGTTTCAAAGCGACTGGGTCCCAGAACATCGTGTCCTGATCTAGATAGTATCCTTGCCAGTCCTCGATACGCATGTCTACGGCCGCAACAGCCCTGATCCCGCCGCTAGAAATTGGGATTTGTCTTTTCTCGTCGCAGTTTTCATGAAATATGAAAACGTAAGTAACTCGGAAGTAATTGATCTTTCCCATCTGCCGCATTTCGGCAACCGGACCGGGCATCGACACCATGTACTTCCCAACCCCGGCGAACGGGAGAGAGTTGGTCGAATTGGCATACTTGGTCGCCACTACCCGGCTGAACGCCCGTTCGTTCCTGGTATAAGTCAACCTGGCACGGGCGACGTTCTGCGGGGCAGTTATAGGACGGCCGTTTGACATAAGGAACGGGTCCTGATTCAAGTCTCCTGGCCGGTTCTTCTGGATGTCTGTGAAGTCCCATCGGAGGGTCGGTGGTTCTAGTTCCGGATTCTGTTGCCTCCCTTGCCCGTTTCCGACAGACCCGAAGTTATTCGGAATTCCGTTCTTTGGGATGTCCGTCGAATAGTCACACGAAACGATCCACGACTTCCAATCGTCCTGGTGTTCCTGTTCGGCACTGATCTTGACGCACAAAGCCAGTTCGTCAAACTCATACCCATCCTGTGACATATAGAACGCATACGGTTTTGGGATGATCGGGGCCGAACACGCGGCCACGTCCCCCCCTCGCTTGTCTCGCAGGATGACACGAAACTTCCTGAAGTGTTCTCGAACTTGATCCGTGCCGGCCGAGAATGGAGTGCCTTTTTTGCCGACATCCAACTCGTCGGCAAATGCCCAAACAGGACTATCCGGATACGCGGGCATACTCCCTCCTGTCGAAAATCACGTTACCCTCCTACCACTTCGACGCCTGGTCTGTCCTTGATTGCTTTCTCGATGTCTTCCAGTTTTTTCAATTGTTTCTGTTGCATTTCCTTATGCTCCTGGAGGGCTTCGTCTATTCGATCCTGGACACCGCCCCCTACTTGCTGCATCATCATGCTCCGATTGATCGTCTCCTGGGCCTGACTCGATCCGAGTTGCATGGCCGTAGGTAAACTGTCCCACGGCCGCACCTGAGTTAGCTTGTCGAAGGCTCCGACCCGAGCCATCCTGAGGGCGTTCTGTAGCGGCCCGCCTTGCGCCCCGGCCGCCGCGCGGGCCGCTGCCATCGCCGTCGTCAGGCCGGTACCGGCCATCCCGCCGCCGAAGCCTTGAGCAAACCTACTGGTGAAATCTGCCCCTATCCCAGTGTTAATCTGATCCATTGATTTTTGGAACTGTTCCCACGGACTGACAGGAATTCCCATATCCTTTTTGAATTCCGTCATCGCCTGTTCCCTGGCGAAGTTCCCTTGCTGCTGGTTGATGCCCGGAACAAATCCTTCGCCGAATAGAAGTTGGTTAAAGTTCCTTGCAACTAAGGGATTCTGCAACCTGCTGGCCAGAGAGAATTGATTCAGGAGCGTCGTTACCGGATCACGTTCTAGGAACTTCTTCTTCATGGCGTCAATCAGCTGCTGGTCTTCTCCACTCCATCTCGGTGCGTTAGGGGCTATCGGAATGTTAGGTGAAACAAATCCTTGACGAGGGACTGCTCCGAAGGCCCCGAAGAAGTTTTGCAAGAAAGGAACTTGTCCTCCCGCGACACCAAAAGGTTGTAACGCCCTGGTGAGTTGCTGTTGCCCGCCGGCAGAGTACCCATAGGTAATAGGAATGCCGGCGGACAGCAACGCCGCCCTACCTTCCGGAGACAGTGCCGATACTGTACGACCGCCGGCCAGCGTTACAGTGCTGTGTGGTAGCCAACGACCGTTGACCATCTGGCCGGGTTCCGGTTCCGGTAGCCCGGCCCCTCGCATCCCGCCGAGGGCGTAAGCCGTAGCGACCCGATCTCCAACGCCTTGTCCTCTGTCCAGCAGGAAACCACCGCCACGGCTTGCGGCGTCCGCTAGTGCAGTAGTCGAATTGACAAATGCTTCCCTGGACTTCTGATATGTTCCGGTCGTGTTGGAATTGAATCCGTGATACGCCCAGGACACAGTATCCGGAACGGCAAGGACGACGGCTGCGATCTCCCGCGCGGCCCTCAAGGAGAAGGCTGTCAGTTCCATGAACGCCCCGGACAGTTCAATGATTCCGGTTATCAACCCCGGAAGATCGTTCTTACCGAAGTCTGCCAAAGTGCTAGTCAGACTTTCCCAGGTCAAATTAGAGCTACCGATAGATTTCTGGACGCCCTCATAAACAGAATCGAGCATCTTGACTACTTCGTCCAGGGCCGGTCCGCCCTTCTCGGCCGCCTTGATAATATCCTCAATGCTCGCGGTCAGCCGGTCAATACGACCGGACACGTCATACCTGGCGAAGGCGCTCACCCCGGCCTTCTGCCCGGCGATCTCCAGTGACTCCTGTAGAGTGTTCAACTGCCCGCCGACGGTCCGGTTAACGCCGGCCGACATGTTGAAGAATCGGCCACCCGGACCGGTGATTTGGTTGAACGTCCGACCAACGATGTCGGCCCCGGCCTCGCCGCCTTCCATCATCTCCCGCAGGCGGCGAGGACTAACTCCGGCCGCCCTGGCGAAATCCGAAACACCGACACCGGCTTCCGTGAACTGGCGAAGCTCGGTGGCCCGAAACCGACCGGCCGCAACCACTTGGCCGTAGGCCAACGTCAGCCGGTTAAGCCGGTCTCGACTTCCGCCGGCCACGTCACCGATGCGACTCAAGACGGACGGAACATCCTCCGGATCGACGCCCATGCTCAAGAGCATCCGACCAGTCGGGGCCAACTCTCTGGTCGTGTATGGCGACTTGACGGCAAGTTCTTGGATGCGGCCGAGAAGATTCAACCCCTTCTCAGGGGACCCGGCCATGATGCTGAATTCAGTCCTAGTCTTCTCGAATTCGATACCGAGCGTGAAGACTTTCTCGACCAGGAAATGAACACCTTCGGCCAGCTTATGGAGTGCCGTCGAAGCCAAATCCGCTGCTATGGATAACGGCTTGACGACCAGCCAATCTAGTCCGGCCCCACCCAACGCCCCACCGACGGCCCCCGGGACGCCAAAGATACCACCACCTAGTGCCCCGCCAATCCCGCCGGGCATTCCGCCAATCGCCCGGCCGAAGAACCCGCCGCCGGCCGCCGCCCCCCAATTCCATCGCCAAGGTTCGGAAGCGGCCGGCTGTTCTTGATTAGACCAACGAAGTCCCGGAGCCCCGACTATCCGTTGCTGTTCCTGAATCGGCCACCTGAGGCCCGGTGCCCCTATAGCCGGGCCTCGACCAGGGTCCGACATGACCGTCGGAAATCGAAGCCCCGGAGGGGCAACGCCCCCACCACCGGACGCAGGCATCGAAGGAAACCGAACACCAGGAGCACCGACTACCCCACCGCCTGTTCCGGTAGACGTAGACTGATAATGGATTCCTGGAGCGGCAACCCGAACCTTGGCCATCGTGGCGTCCGCAGTCGCCCCGAGTTGCCGTAAAGCATCCTCGAGCATCTTGGCGTGGCCGGCGGTCGAACTCATACTGGCGGACGCTGCTGCCATTGCCCCGACGGTTGACGACCTGACTCGGTCCATTGCCGATTGGGCGGCGGCTCCTAGTTCCGTGTTAACGGCGGCGGCCCGAGCCGCGACCTGACTCATCCGTTCTAAGGCTTCCGAAACTCCTTTAGTCGCCGCCTCCGCCTTCGCTTCGTCCGCCGCCAGCCGGGTCATCGCCTTCTCGACCGCCGCTCCGAAAGCCTTGACCGACCTTTCTGCTACCGCGTACCCCTGCTCGAACTTGTCCGTCTTCGCTTCCAGTTCCTGAATCAGTTTGTCGAAGGTTGCCACGGATCACCCTACCTGGTAGTCGTTTGCGCGTCCCCCGCCGCCCGCCGTCGTCCGCTTTCTTGCCGGTAAAGCCGGTAGCCGCGAACAGATTCCTCTTCAACGCTTCGAGCGCCTTCTTCTTGGTCTCTTCGTCCAAGACAACGTCGGTCTTCTTGTAGAACTTCAGGATGAAGTCCTTAAGACCTAAAGGGGGCGTCGTGTCCGGAGTTGTGCGAAGCACGTTTTGAACCGTCCGCCGGAGCAGGTACAGCTGATAAGCCGTCTGAGCCTGGTACATGCAATGTAGGTCCGGGTCCTCGAGTTCGTCCTCCATCATCTGGACGGTTTGAACGAACTCGGTCGGCGATGTCGCGCACATCGCCTCCGATATCGACCTGTGTTGCCGCTTGGCTATTTTCGACCAGGCCCTCAACTCCGGCGTTATGCTTTTTTTGCTTGGTCGATTGCGTTCTTGGTCATCAGCTGGAGTTCGCCCAGCCGTTCGTACAGCCCGTCGATCACTCCGGCCGGCCATGTGTCCAAAGTCTTCTGCCCGACCGGTTGACCACTTTCATCGAACACCGCCTTGCACAGGAGGCTCGTGTACCAACCGTCGAACTTACTGATTCCGCCGATCACCCGACCGTCTTTATCCTTCCGATACCTGTCGGCCGTGTCGGACTGCCACTTGGCGAATACGTTCGACGGGACTTGTTTGAGTGTGTACTCCTTTTCCTGACCGTCGATTTCGATGTCGAACTTCTCTTCCCGGAGGCTGACGGTGAATCGGAGTTTGGTTAGGCCGACAGGAGCCGGGACAGGCGTTTCTGTTTCGGGCGTTGCCGCTTCTGCTACTTCACTACTCACGATACGCTTCCTTTGATATTAGAGCTAGTTTTCCCACGTTATAAGCCGCCCGGCATGTTTCGACACGCCGACGATTCGGCGACTCGGGAAAACGACTCACAGCACTTACGCCGGCGTGTAGACCGGGTCCGTCTCGACGTAGTCGTCGTCTTGGTTCGTCGGGATGATGTTGAGTGTCGCGACCGGCTGACTGCCTTCCTGATGAGCCCCGGGGATGAACGAGTTGAGGAAGCCCCAAAAGGCGTACTCACTCCCGTCCGGCATCAGGATTGTGATTAACTGGTTGACGTTAATCATCGCGAACACTTCGTCCACGTCGAAGACTTCCGAGTCGTAGGACGCGGAGAAGGTCATCGGCGTCAGGGACTTCAACTGTTTCGGCTGCATCGTGCGGAGGGCTGTGTTCCGCATCGTCGTCGTGTCGTTCGCCCCGCCGCCGTCGATGCCCGGAGGCTGGACGGTAATCTCGAAAAATTTGACCGTTGGATTTTCCGCGAAGCTGATCTGGGTACTAAATCCGTCGCGTAGACGAGACATGTCCGGGGCCTCCTTTTAGTAGATGGTTCGAATTAGGAACGGAGTGCCCCGGCCCTGACCTTCTTGGTCCCGACCGACGAGGCGTGCGAGTATTTGATCTTTGCGGTCGTAGCTCCGGACAGCGGATTCGTCACCCCGCTCGTACTCTCCCACAGATATGCCCCGATCAGCGGGTCGATTTCTAAGGCGGCTTGGACGACATCCGATCCGTCCGTGTACGTCACGAGCCCCCGGACCGTCTTGTCCGTCACGTCTGCGACCAGATTGTTCAGATTGTTGCCGACGATCACGACGGTCTCGACACTAGGAACCATTGCCGTGATGGCCGTCAGGTTGGTCGGCAAGTTGTCTCCGGACCCGCCGTCGATCGGTACACTATTCGTGGCAACCGTCCCAACGACCATGTTCGCCCGGTAACCGCCGTCCCAGTACACGTCGAGAATGGCTCCTGTCGTAATCCCGTGACCGGTGACCATCGTCAACGTGCCGGTGTCATTATCCGTCCTGGTCGTCAACTGCCCGACTTTTGCCGCAGCCAAGTCCTTCTCGCCGTAGTAGCCGACCTGATCCGGTGTTTGTGCCTTGGCCTGTTTGAAATTCTTTCCTAGAAAACTGATGCTGCTCCTGACTGCCGTAGAGACTCCGCTCATATCACCCCTCCGAAATGGTTAACCGCAGGTTGATCGTGAAATTCTCCCGCGTCTCCTTCTCCTCTCGTCCTATGTGCATGATACCCGCCTGGATCATACACCCTTGAATGAGGATCGTCTCGGTCAAGACCGTCACAGAAGTCCAAATCTGATCTTGGGCGATCACCTTCAATGCTTCCAGTATATCGACGGCCTTCGCCCACCCTTCTTCATAAGTTCTGGAACGAATCCTGACTTGGACGGCAGGATGGTCGTTACGGGAATCGTTCGTGACTCCGAATTCCTGATCTGCCCCGTAGTCGTAGGTGGCAAGGTAGTTGTCCGGGTCTTCTTCCCCGGACGGAAGGAAGCCGCGGGTGATCGGCCAGTTGTCTTCCGTGCCTGCGGCCGGCAGGACGGCTTTTCCGGCGGCGACCAGGTAATATTGCAAGACGCGGGCCGGCGAGGCGGAAATCATCGACCTCTCCTGGGGGCAGGACCGGCCCTCCGGTCAGTGGCGGTTCGGAAACCTTTAGACCCTCGAACGAATCGGTCGGCGGCCCCCTCTTCGTGACTGACGATTTGGTACTTAAACGCCCGCTCGAGGACTCTAGTCGCCGGGCCGCGGGTTTGCATGACGGCCACCTCCAGCCATTTGGCAATCGTCGGGGCCAGGTGACTCGCGTTCAGATTTTCATGGACGAAAATTGTGTACGGAGCGGACTGACCGCCGAAACTAACTGACGTTCTCGTCCCGAGTCCGACACCTGTTCCGGTCGGCTCACCGACTTCCCCGGTCGCCCGCATGGCCCCCGTCTCGACCGGACACAAGTACAACGCCCGGTTCAGAATCATCCTAGCCACCAGATGCAGTCCTTCGTTGACGGCTTTGACCGTGTCCCGTTTCTTGTCGGTCAACGCCCGGAGGGTTGCTTCGATTCCGGTCGTCCTGATTACCGTACTCACAGGAAGGCAATCCTCAAAAACCTTTTCGCCCTGGCGTCTGGGATCTTAGTCCATCCTTGAATGCGAGCGGCGGCCGGATTCTTAAACGGGTTTGTAAAGTCCGTTAGATCATTCAACCCGCCGAGCCACAGGACAGAGTCCTTTTCTAAGTCTCGGTCCGGGTATACTTTCGATTTGATAGTCACAGCGGCCCCGGACGGTCCTACGAGTTCCTCTGTCACGTCTGACCACCGGCAATCGATTTCGACGGGGGCCGCATACGTCGTTCTCCCGTCGCTGTCTTTGGGCTGGGCGACCCAATACACGGCCTTCTGTTTACGCCGCGGGATTCGTGTGTTATCGTTCGCGGCGGCCATTAGTCAATCTCCTCTCAAGGAACGTTGTTGGGCGACTGGTCAATGCCCAACCAGCTGAGAGATGGCGTCCGTCTGCCGTCAGTCGGCTTCCTGTTAACCATCTCGTTATTCCAATTTGCCAAATTCCCGAACGTGTCAATCGCCATAGCGGCGATGCCCCATCTGGTGTTTGACAGCCCCAAGTCCACTTTCGACTCGATCCTGGTCGTCATCACGTCTACACTTTCCACGACGAAGGCCGGTCGAAGGACGGCGTAGAAGTGGGCGGCCAACCAGCACTCGATATCTTCCAGTTCGTCGGTCGTGTAGGCATCGTCGGTGTCTTCACAGATCCTGGTAACTACCCGGTTGGCAGAATTGATGAACGGGGTCAAGGTATCATCAGGATCGACCTCAATGATACCCTCGACCCGCGTTGCCGTCGTGCGAGCCATCGAAAGCCCTCCAAGACGGACTTACTTCTTCTTGGCCTTGGTCTTCGGTGCCGTCTTCATCTTGACCTTGGCCTTCGGTTTTTCCTTCTCGTCCTCAGACTCTTCTTCGTCCTCGTTCTCGTCGGAAGCCTCAAAGACCTCTTCGTCTTCGGACTCCTCGCTCTCTTCTTCCTCGTCGGAAGTTTCGATCTTCGACTCGGTGTCTTCCAGATCGACATGATCGTCTTCCGGCGTATCCTCCATCTCGATCGGATGAACGCGAGACTTCTTCGGGTTCATCGGCGTCGGCGGGTTAGGCACGTCTACGACCTCGGGCAGATCGTCCTTAACGAGCGGAGTCATATCCTCGGACGCGATGGGCTTCGCGTTCGTGTGGGTCACTTCCTCCCACTTGTTCAGGTCCTTCTTACACATGTCCCGCGTCGTGGCGTACACCTGCCCCGGCTCGATGACTTTGATGCCCTCGTGGTTCGGACCCTCGGCGATCCGGACGGCGGCCCGTCCGGCGTTCTCCTTTAGACGGAATTTTCGCACGGCCGGGCCTTTCGGAACCTCCGCCTGCTTCCTCTGTGTCTTACGCGACATTTGGTGGTTCTCTTTCGTTCGATGAGTTGGAGTTAGACCGTCCCGACGACCAGACCGCACTGCCCTTCGTCGTCCGCCCGGAACAGCGGGTTGCCGGCCCAGTAGATCAGCCAGCGACGGAGCATTCCGCCCCGCTCAGACCAGGTCACCGTCTTGAAGCCGGACGCCTCAACGATCTTCGCCGTCGTGGAGTTCGGAGCCATCATGATGATTGTGTACCCAGACAACCGCCGCACCTGCTTGAAAGACCCCATGTTGTCGAGGGCTTGGACGCGAGCCCGGACGGTGTTATCCCCTTTCGCCTGGGAATAGTCCTTGTCGAGGTAGGACGACCAACCACGACCGTACCATACTCGGAACGGTCCCTTCTGGTTGTCGTCCTCGAGCATCGTCCTCATGCCGATCAGGTCATCAACCAAATCGTTAGGCGTCCAGCCGACCGTGGCTGGCGAACGGATGGTGTAAGTGTTCCGGCCGGTGAAGTTCAACGCCCCTTCGACCGAGGTACCGCCGACCGGATTCGGCGTGTACAAGCCGAGAGTCGCGTCCTCTTTCAGTTCCTGAATCGCCCGAGTGACGTCCTGCCCCTGTTCCGTATCGAGCGGCAACGCACTCCCGGCGGCGATGTCTAGGTCGCGAGACGGGAAAGACAGTTCGCCGTGGTAGATGTGTAGTGGCAGCTGGGCCGTATCTACCGTGAACCGACCGCGGTTCGATTCCCGGAGGCCGTCCATGCTGGTAGTGGCCGACGCCGAGAACGACCGATTCCGATATTCGTACATCGTCTTCCCGAGGCCGGCCGGGATTGTGACCTTCCCCATCCCGGCCACGTCGTCAAAGAACACGAGCGGTTCCTGGGCGACTTCGAGAATGGCGGTCTCGAACTCGACCCACTGATCGCGGGTGTACAGGGCCTCCTCGTTCGAGACTACCACGTCCTCGATGATGTTGCCCTGTCCGTCCTCGATCGGATATCCGTGCCGGTCCCGCCGGATCTTCGACCGCCACGACCGGCCGTTCTCGAAGAAGGGCTGGTAGTATCCGGGGTCCCGGACCATCGACATGATGGGGTGACTGGACTCGTAATGTCCGCCCATCACTTTCGGCTGTCCCATTTCTGATCTCCTCCTCTGTGGTTGGTTTTGTTAGTCAAGGATTCGGACGGCACACCAAGTAATGGTGGCAACCGCCGAGTTGTCAAGGTCTTCCTCGGCCCGGGCCAGCATCCCGTCTCCGGCCGCCCCCGTCGCCTGCGACTTCTCGACCGTTGCCACGTCTTGTCGGACACTGTTGCCCGCGTTCGCCACGGACCAGGTCGCCTTGACCGACAGCACGATAGCCGCCGTCGTGTCCACGGCTGTGGAAGCCTTGAACACGTTCTTGTCGGTAACGGTCGCAGCCGCCCCGAGGGCCACCGTCCCTTCCACGACCATCGTTCCGGACGCCCCGACGGTCCGGAAGATCACTCGGATGTCGTACCGGAAGATGTCGTTGTTGGCTACGTCCACTGCACCAGTCGTGGCGATGGACGTAGACCCGACATACACCTGAACGGTCAGAGTGTCGGTCGAGTTAGTCGCGGTTGCGATCCCTTGGCCACGCAACCGGATAACGTCACCGGCCCGGAGCGTGTTCGCCGCGATGGTCACGTTCGCGTTGTCGAAGGCCGCTTCCGTCGTCGTGTTCGTGACGGCCGTGGAAGCGGCCACCGCGTTCCCGAGACTCTGTCCTTCGCCGTACACCGACTTGACAAGCGTCCCATCCCCGTTGGAGATCAGATAATCGTCAATCAGGATGGCCGCGGCGTTGGCCGGGATCCGGGCGTTGATGCAGTCGCCCGGTGTCGCCCGGTGAGCCAGGACGTTCGACCCACTGTCGTAGGCCGTGGCCTTCGTCTTTCCGAGGACGTAGTTTTCTTTGGCGAAAATCTTCTCGCCGATCCGGGCTCCGTATACCGTAGCCTTCCGGAACTTCTCTTCTCCTGAAGCCCGGTACGTTTCGAGCAGGTCCCCGGGGTAGATGCTCGCCTCCCCGGCTTTGGCTTCCATGTGCCGCTTGCTCATGTCACCCCGGAGCACGATCACGTTGTCGCTTGCGCTCATTCCTTATTTCTCCTGAGAGTTGGTCGAATTGAATTTGGATTACACCGCGGCCGTTTCCTTCTTCTTTCGGGAAGCCGACAACGGCAGCGGAACGATTTCTTGCGGCTGGACGGACGGAATATACCCGCCGGCCCCGTAATACTTCGGTTGGAGGGCCCCGCCGGCCTGGTTCAGAACGGCGACCTCCTCTTCCTTCTTCGGGGCGACGGCGAGGGCCTGGAGTCCTTGCAGCACGTCCAGCTTCTGCTCTTCCAGCCACTCCTTCTTGAACTGGTTCCCTTCCATATTCATGACCGCCGTGATGATCTCCTCCTTGGCCTGCTTCTCGTGGGCGGCCATCCGGCTCAGGGCGGCAGCTTGGTCGGCCGTCAGGATGTAAGTCCCGGGCTTGACTTCGGCGGCCATGTTTAGGACCGGGACTTCGGTCGTCTTCGGTGCCCCGATGGGCAGGAGCTTCTTGAGTTGGTCTTCGTTCTTCTTGCCGAGGTGTTCCCGATCCGTCTCTTCCCACGCCCCGCCGTTCCCGATGATCGTGTCGATCAGTTGTTCCTTAGTCAGTACCTTCGCCATTTCTTCCGCCTCCGCTTGTGTGAGATACTTCCCCGAGGCGATGCCCACGACCGCCTCCTCGTTACTCACCGTCACATAGACGGTCGTTCGTTGCACTTCCTCCGGCTTGCCGGACAGCGTAACGGTCCCGTCGTCGGCCGCTTCGTAATCGAGCCGCCACAACTTCCCGGCACTGCTGTAGATCAGATAGCCGTCCTTGTACACGTCGCAGATGCACCCGAACCAGTCGTACCCGGGCTTCATGAACTTCTGCCGCAGGGCCACGTCCAGATTTCGCATGATGTCGGAATAGGACGCTTCGTTGGTTACTGCGACCAACGAATGGCCGTCTTCGTTCAGGACGTTAATGCCCCCTCCTTTCGATATCGAGTACGCCCCCCGACGCTTGGTGAGAATGGCGAGATGGTTCGGGTTGATCCGGACGGCGACGTACTTGTACGGGACTCCGTTGTGTTCCCCGTCCTCCTTCCGGATGGCCATTTTCTGCCCGGTCGAGCATTCGATGGGCTGATTGTTAAGGACCGCTTTGTAGATGGCCGGGTCGAGTTTCTGCGTCCGGTCTGCGTCGAACCAGCATTCCGTCCGGAACTTGTTGTCGTAACTCGGCTTGAGCAAAAACCCCATACTCTGCTTTTCGAGGGCCGTTTGGTCGTCGGCCATGTCGTCGCCGCCCGGGTGCTGGTTCATGATCGGCTTGTTCGACCATGAATGCAGAGTATCCTTCCAGACTTTCTCGGGGTAGAAAATCTCGATAGGGTTCCCGTCCGGATCGACCCCGGCCATGACTCCTTCGGTACCACAGGCGGCCATCCGGACCAAATACTTGCGGCCGTGCAAGTATTCGGTCCGGCTCACGCCGTCCATATTCAGCACTGAGTATTGGACTAGTTCATTCATACAGGTAGGTTGGTCTGATGTTCCTCGAAGTTATAGCCGGATGCCGGGCGAGCGTCAACGGCAAAGGCCCTATTTCTTTCTCCTTCGCTTGCTGTCGGGCGGGGCGTCACTTTCTACGTCGGGCGGCTGATCGGCCGGGAAAACGGCTTCTGGCTCGCTTCCTTCGGCACTCTCGGGGGCCGGCGTTTCTTCGGCCGGGGGCTCGACTACTTTGATCTTGCCGAGCATCGTCCGCAGGGCGTGCCGGAAGACCATCCAAAGACCTTTCTCGGCGGCGGGATCGATCTTCCGATCCACGGTCTTCCGCTTGGCGTGAATCAGACTGACCGGTTTAACCGCGATCATGTGGACGTCGTTCTCGAGGACCTCCAACTGCTTCTGCTGGCCGGGTGTGTACTCGGCTTCGTCGGATTGGAACAGTTCTGCCACGTCCGACATGACTTTGAGGATAGTCACTACCTCGTCCTCAACCGGTCTGCTCAGTGCGTCGTGAACGGCCAGAGACTTTTCCAGAAATTCGTCAGGACTCATATGCCGCCTCCTTAAACATGCGCTTGACGTCCTTAACATCAACGAAGTCCGCCTCTTCGAGGAGGGCTTCTAGTCCGTCATCCATTTTCCGGCGAGGGAGTCCTTGATTCACCCACGCCCGCCGAAACATCGCCGCCACGACTACCCGGTGACGCAAGTTACCTCGTGCTTCGCGGACGTAGTCGAGGGCTTCTTGAGGAGTGTCCTTACACCCTTGAATCAGTTTCATGACGGCCGCAAGGATCGCCCCCCACACTTCTGCCGGGACAGATTCCATCCGGTCGTTCAGCTTGGCACACAGTTGCTTGGTCGTCATGTTACCTCCGGTACCGGCCGAACAAGCCGGGCCGCCCGTAGTTGATGGTTGTGTTTCCGCAATCCCCGCCTACACACGTCCCGCCGCCGTCGGCCCCCACACTCCCGTACCAAGAAGGACTGACGGTGTACCCTCCAATGGTCTGATAAGTACCGACATACGGTTGAGTATAAACGGGAGTAGACTGAGCATACACCGGCACGGCTGGTTCGACTACAGGAGTTCCATAGATCATGACCGAAGTCGGCATTACCGGATTGTACTTCACTTTAATCGTCCGCTCGTAAGTACCATCCGACATCGGCACCCACCCGCCTCCTACACCAGGAGGGAGAGTGGTCTTCGGGACCGGAATGATTTCCGTCTCGGTAGGCGAAGCGACTTTCATCGGTTCGGCGAACTTCGCTTTGATCTGGTCGATCAACACCATTGTGGCATCGACCTTCGAGTTCAGATCCGTTAACTTACGGTCAAACTCTTTCTGCTTCTTTTCTATGTCGTCCACACGCCTCGAAAAGTCCCACGGGCTGTCGTCTGCGGCGAGGGGCAAAACGAACACCAGAACGACGAACAACGAGCGCATAGCACACTCCTCTTTATATCGGGTCACAAATGGTCACGAAGATGTCCGGCTTGATCGGGTAGTGTCCTCTGCCATCCGGCTCGGCTCGGACCCAATCTCCGATTTCTAAGTACACCTTTTGTTTGTGGGCTGTCATCACGTAATACTTATAATCAGGTAGTGTCCCTCCTGGCCGATAGTCCGGATTGGGTTCTTGAATGACTCCTGGCGTGCCGTACATATCTCCTTTCCATTGGACGGCCTCGAAATCGACCGGCCTGCTTCTGAATTTTGGCATGACACACTTCCTTTGTTAGTTAGAATAACCAGTTGAGTTCGATCGGTCCTTTATCGTAATCCCACAGAGCCAGGTCCAGTAGTCCATCCACTTCGCCGGTCCGGCACAGCTTGTCTTCGACGTCCCAATCTACGCCGAAGCAGTTTCCGGTATAACCCGGAATCACGTCCCCCGACGGTGTGTCCCTGTTCCACGACTGGTAGTATACAAACCCTTTTCGGCCGTTCCGGATTATAATCCCCCCGCGAACTTGGTAATGAGCCCACGTTCCAGAAGGACGGCAAAATCCGTCCTTGTCCCGCTGCATCGTGTAGCCCTGACTGTCGGACTGAACGATGACTCCTCGATTGAACAGGACGTCGGCCACGTCTTGCGCAGACTTGCACCGGACCTTCACGATGGTGTTGTCGCTACCTAATTCGTGAATCTTCTTCTTCATGTCCGCACTGATTTGACCGCCACCAATCGTACACGCCAGATCGTCCGACCCTTCACCGTAGTAGTTCGTGTCCCCGATCTCGTCCCGGAATACGACACCGAATAAGGGGTCGGCTAGGATCTCGGGCACGGCCCCGCCCGCCACGCCGTCATTGTTTTCGTTATTCCCGCCCCGGTCCATGCCGTACTTCTGCCGGGCGAAGTAGTAGACGGCCGCGTGCGAGGCCCGCCGGAACTTAGTCTTCTTATCAGACCTGCCCGACGCGATCACGGAAGCCTGGATCAGGTCGAGGCCGAGACTCCCCGCCCGGCCGCCACAAGTCCCGCGGGGCTGGTACTGTACGAGACTGATCGGGTCCACACCAATCTTCCGAACCGAATCAAGCAGGTTGATTTCGGTCTTGCCGTCCCATGACCCGACAAGTCTAGGAAACCGTTGGGCCAAGGACGGCGTGGCCCGGATCATGTCCAGGACCGGAGGCGTCTGTGGCAGAAGCCCGAAGTTCCACGGAACGTCTGCGGGAGCGAAGTCGGCGAACTTGGCTCCTACAGGAAGCATTGGGCGACCACCGACCTGCCGGAAGATTTCATGTTCGTCCATCGCGAGTTCTCCTGGTTACTTTCCGTTCCTGGCCACCTTGTCCAAAGCATCCGCCGCCTCGGTCAACACCTGCTGAGCGGCCCTCCCTTTATCTGCCGTAAACACGTCGTCCAGAGGATCGATGGTTTTCGGCATCGCCTTACTCAGCTTGGTTTCGATGATGTACTTCTGGACGTTTGCTAGACGACCTGAAATTTGACGACTGGCCGCTTCGTCCCCCAACTTTGCCCGGAGCCCGGTCCATGATTTGACGATCTTGTCCTCGACGGCTTTGGCCCCGGCCCGGTACATTTCCGACAAAGCCGTGACCCGGGCTTTGTCTTCCGCGGGAGAGATTTTCGCAACTTCCTCTCTCAACCCTTTGATGAAGGGATCTTCCGGCAGTGGGGGCGGTTCAGGTGGGTCCGGAGGACCTGGTGGGATCGGAATCCCGAATGTCACCGGAACTAGATCACTCTTCAAAACCTTTTTGGCGTTGAAATCTACCACGGTCGCTTTGATGACGTAGACGGCAACCTTCGGATCGCGGCTGAACGATATCCCGCCGCCCCGCTCTACTGACATTGGCGGGATCGGATAGACGAAGTAGTCTACGTTTTCGGTGTGACCTTCGACCATGAAGTCGGCGAATTTGTCCGCCGACACTTGCCGCTCACCGACCAGTTTCAAGTCGGCAGCTTGGCACGCCGTCACCAGGACGAACATGCCAACGATTGCGAGTCGTCGCATTCAAATCTCCTGCGTTTTAAAAGGGCGAAAGATTTTTGACAGGTTCCTGAGGCGAATCTCGATTATATTAGTTGACGGGCTCCCAATCCCAACCGTGGGCTGACGTCCAGATCAGACGCCAAGTACCGCTTCCTGTTGGGACTTGTTTTTGGGTCCAGCTAATGCCGTCATGGACCCAAACTCCGCCGGCCCCCTGAGGAGGACCGGAACAGACAGGAGCATCGGTCTTGATTCTTACCTTAGGAGGCTTCCCAGTGACCTCTTTTTTCCGTGTCGTCGCCGGCTTCTTAATCGTCATGTTGTCCTCGTGTGCCGGAGTTAAGGACGATTCGCCGGCAGTCGTCCGATTCGATTATCTAGTTCAAGCGTACAAATCTGACCCAACTAATGCAACCATCGCTTACAACGACCGGCGAGTGGTCGTTGCAGTAACAACTTACACCATCTCGGGCGACGACATTCTGGTCCACGTCGGCCCACTGTCAGAACCGGCCGTCTTGGTATTTCGATTCCTCGAGAAGCCGAAGGACCTGACTGGGATCATCTGGATCTATGGCAAGTGTGTGGGCCGGACTTGGGACGGGAAAATCAGAGGTACGTCCGACTATCGATTCTTCGTCACGGTTGTTGATTGTCAGATCGGACCGCCACCCACCATGCCCACGTTCTAGCCTCGTTTTCCCGTACCATAGACGAGGCCACGTCTTCGCGTGTCGAATCTTTGGTCGAAATACGGCCGACGACGTATTGGACGATGGCGAGGCTGACGACGATCACGAAAACTCGATACCAGAATAGTGACTGTCCGCTATGGAGTTCTTCTGGCATCATCAACTCCCTCCTGTCACCCCGGCAGGAAGCACTAGCGACGGGTGCTTGTCTTGCTTCCTGTCTAACTCCAGTCTCAACTCGTTGAGGGCCATCCCGAGGGCTCTGACCTCGGTGGCCAATCCGCCGACGGCTTCGACCGCCTCACTCTGGATGTTCAGCAGAGTCTTCATCACTTCCCGGCTTTCCGTTCTGGCCTCCTTCGCCAAAGAGGTCGCCGTGCCTTGGAAGTCCTTGGCCATGTCCCGGTTTGCCGTCCGAAATTCGGTCGATATGCTTTCGACCTTACCGACCAGGGCTTCGAACCTGGTCATCATTTCGGTCGAATATTTCCTTTCTTTGTCTTCCTGCTTAGACCGCCAATTCAGCAACCACCCTATTCCGCCTCCTATGGTAGTTGCCACAGTTAAGAAAGCTGCCACCGCTGCTGTCACGACTGTACTCCAGTCAGTGTCGGCGAACACGATAGGCGTAATCACGGTATTTCTTCTCCGGCTTTGGCTATCACGTGGGCGAGGGAGATCGGAGTGTGCCCTCGAATCTCATGGATCTTCTTCCGGATTTGGTCTCCGATGGCTCTTAACCCGTCATCGTCCATTTGCTCTAATTTGACGGCTTGAACTCGGACGTCAGACAAGTCCTTCTCGAATTCCTGTAATTGCCTGTGGTCTCTGGCCGCCTGCGCTTCGAGGAGCCTATTGGTCGCCTGTAACTTCCGGACAGCTTCGTTGCGCTCGTCTAGTAACTTCTGCACGGCCTCCGGCCCGCAGTAATTCAAGAGTGATAAGCGACTGGCCCACAACAAAGCCAGAGTGTACACGGAGACGACTGCCGTTCCGAAACGGACCAAAAGATTAAATCGATAAGCCGGCCACCAGTACGACAGAGCGTCCATCGCGTGAGTCGTTCCACACATGATGACGAACATAGCAAACCAAATTGCCAGTTTCTTGTGACTATGGACTAGCTCCGGCTTCTTCCTGATTAAATAAAGCATCAAACCAGGAATCAGGTAGTAAGCTCCCGTGATCATCAGGTTACTACAAATCGTCCCCCATCCTAGCCACCACGGCCAAATACCGCACTGCCAGCGGGCGGGCCAGTCTGTTGTTTCAAACCACCACATCCTAACTCCCGATAGGCGAAGGCGATCACTTACTACTGGTCGCATTCCTCTTGCGACCAGTCTTAGCTCCGGTCTGCTTCTTCCCTGTCCCGCCGATCGGAGCGGCCTTTTCTTGTTCCCAAACCTTCCTCGTCAGCTTCAACCGACCTCGCTTCTGAGCCTCCTTGACAATAGCCGACACCAACTTCCTGTTATACTTCAGGACGTGAGCCAGGAAGAACGGCAACGGGAAGAATTCCTCGGCCCCGGACTTGGCGTACTGCAACAAGGCTTGCGTGGTCTTCAACGCCACGTCCGCCTGCGTCTCGTCCGACGAACTGTTTAAGTCGGCCCACGCCACCTTGACCTGCTTCGACTGCGGCAGACACCCGACGAGTTGCATCCGTTCGATGTACGGAATGATAATCTCGGGGGTGACGTAGGTATGCTGCCGCTTTGCCAGTCGCTTGTTCCATGTGGCTACGTCTTGTGTGGACGCCAGATGCCCTGACTCCGAGCCCAGGAAGATTCGTAGCGGAATACCCATCGCCATAGCGACGGCCGCCAACAAGACTTCGACGTGCTTAGACGGGTCGGCAATTTGTGGTGTCAGCGGCTTCATGGTCATGCCAACGAGCATGACAAACCGTTGCAGTTTCTTCCGGTACCGACTCAGCTGGAGTTGAGTCGCCTCCACGTCGATGTCGTCGTCACTGGTCACGTCCGGCAGGGCTTCGAGAGAATACCCAGGAAACGCTCCGTTGTAGAACATCTCGGGCGAGGCCGAATACAGCTTCCGAAGATCGAGCAACCGGTTATAGTTGCTTTCGAGTCGGGGCGTGCCGAAAATCGGGTGTGTCGTCTTCCCGTCGGCCAGGGGCAAGAACCTAGTCCAATGAACTAGTAGCGTCTCGTCCGTTGCCGCCTTCTTGCTGATCGGTCGTTGCGTGCCCTCGGTCGCGGAGTTGATGATGCCGTCAGGTGTCGTGAGCGTCAGCCGGTACATCGTCGGCTGGCCGTGTCGTGGCCCGTAACTGTTGTCAACGTCAACGATCTGGATGAGCGTCTCGTCAAACACCCGCGTGAACAGGTGTTGACGGTCTTCGGGCGGGCGGCCGGGGGCTCGCGTCCCGTCGTCCTTCAAACCTAGAACTGGTTTTTCCGGCTTCCGGCTTCCAGATAGGTCGTTAAAGCCGAATAAAAGTCCGCCGATCCGGCCGATGCCCGACGCGATGTCTCCGAGGTACATGTACCTCAAAGCCCTGGTCTTCGCGGCGTACTCCAACCACGACTTTTCCAGTGGAGTCTCGACCGTCTCATCGTCCGACTCGAAAATCTCGGGCTCCTCGGCCCACGTTTCGTCCGGGTAGATTTCGTTCGCCCGGCGGGCGTGTCCTTCCCGTTCGATCAGGGCTTTATACTTGAAGGCGGTGATCGTCCTCGGATACCCGCACTCCGTGTACAAGTCCCTTTCCGGATCTTCGTCCACAGACGTGGCAGCAAGATCGGACCGGGACGGCCGACCGTGCAGACTGGATTCGTTCCGGACGTTGCCGTGACGAAGGAGTTCTTCGATTTTCTGATCGAGGATCCGCTCGGCCTGGTCGAAAGTGACCTTTGGCATACCCTTCATGAGAAAATCCAGAACAGTAGGGTTACGGCGACGACCAGTAGCCCGCCCCACCACGGGGCCGGTCCCTTCCACCAAGACCTGTCGAACGAAACCATTTTAGTATTCCTTAATATATCAGCCCCGGCTTGATGTTGTAAGGTCCGATCTTACAACATCAACTTACCAGAAGTAGGACTCGCAACTACTTCTACCGGAGCCGCCACCTTGCAGTGGTCCTAGATACCCCCCGACGTGTCTGTGACTAGAACTTTCCCAAGAATCTTCACGGCAGGATCGTCACCTACTTGCGCAACGCAACTGACAACGTATTTCCCTGGCGTTATTGTGCCAGAGGCATCAAACGCCACAATAACGCCCTTGTTCGCGGGAATGGCCTTTCTAGTGCCAAAATCGAAGAACTCTTCGGTGTTCACTTCGGCCGTGCCCACAGTAACTCCGCTGCCCCCCGTGACGAACGACACGACCGGGTTCTGAATTGTGTCCCCGGCCCGGACCGCCCCAAACTTGGAATAGTCAAAACCGAAGGTCTTAATTTCCCCTTTAATCAGGATCAAAGTCCCTACGGCGAATTGTGCGGTCGGCATCGACTCTCCTGTGAGAAACTGAGACTCGTCCGTGGGCAAAAATACCCGAACGTGGACTCCTTTAGGAGTGTCGAATATCCATCCTTCATCCTGGTCCGGCGGCCCAACGGAAGCCCCAAAAGAAAAGGGGTAGGCAACCGTCAAGAAGTCGAGTACGTCGATCATTAGGACGCCGCGTTAATGGTGTCCACCCCGGAAGCACTAGTGAACGTCTGACTCGACACTGTATTCCCGTCCCGATCTTTTCGGACAATCGTCCCAGCCCCATCGTTCTTGATCGTCTGCCCGCCGTATTCGAACCAGGCCGGCGGAAATTCTAGGGTCCCAAACCCGATAGTCAAGTCTACCTCAGACGGGGACCCTCCTGCCTGGACCTTCGCCACGACGTTATACACACCTTTCGGTAACCCGGCCGGGGCGTCGGCCACATAATACCCACTTGCCGTTCCTTGTTCGGTGGCCGACACGTCGTAATTCGCCAAGGTCACCGTAGCATACGTCCCGAACGACGACGCAACAGTAGACCATATCCGTCCTAGGTAGTCTCGAACCAGGAAGTAGACAGTTGCCCCAGGAATATAATCGACTTGGAACTCATTTGCCATCAAGTCACCTGGAAGATGATGTCAGACCAGTAGTTGCCGCCGTTCACCGTCGTCGTCGGGAATCCTCCGCCTAGACCTTCAAGGAACACACCATTCCCTCCGTCCACTCCGGTCTGCAAAGCCGTCAACGGATTGTTGGTGTGCCCCGAAGCCGTGAAGTAGTTCGCGTTGATCGGGAAGAACCCAGAGGCGTGGTAGACACTGACGACATAGGTCACACCGGCCGTCAGGGCGACCGGGCTGGCGAAATTCATCTCTTGCCAGCCGGACGCCGACTCTCCGGTGAACGCGACTTCGGCGAGTAGGACGCCGAGGACCGTGTACAGTCGGCCGACGTGCGTCCCGGTATCTAGCGGCCCCTTGTAAAATCGGACTCCGACGGCGTTCCCACCTACTGTGGACCGGAACTTGACGCCCCCCTCGAACGGCTGGGAGTCCGTCGCGTCGATAGTACCAGGAACTGTTGTTCCGAAGATATTCACCGGGCTGGCGACAGCTTCCGTCGTAAACGACCATGTCTGTTCGGTCGGTTGAGTGATTGTCCCACCGTCCAGTGTGGCCCCCGACACCGAAGCCGTGTAAGTCTCACTAAGTTCCAGTACGTCGTCCGGAGTGAAAGTGAACCTCTTCTTCGGACCGTCGTTCGTCAACGTCCCGTCTACAGGAGTGTCTCCGGAATCGACTAGACTGAACGTCACCGACACCGGATCTACCGCGTCTGCAAACACCCACGTCAGGGCCGAGAAGATGCTAACCCCAGTCTTGTCAGGGTACGGATCTTGTCCTGTGAACAGACAATCGACACCGTACCAAGTAGCCCCGACGGAAGTATCAGGAAAACCGCCGTAGGCGTGAAACGGGCCGTTCGGGGAGCCTTCCGGATCGTCCACCGGCCCGGTCAATAAACCATTTACGAAATCAGTAGTAAAGAACGGTCGGGTGGCCCCCCAGTGTCCGACCGGGCAGGTGTAGCTGACGATGAACGCGACGTTGGCCGTAACTCCGATCGGTGTATCGAATTCTTGCTCCTGCCAACCGGACGAGGTTTCTCCGGCGAAGTTTTTAGTGGCGGAAAGCGATCCGCTCACAGTCCAGAAGTGGGCCGCGTGTGTGCCCGTGTTCAGGAGGGCTTTATAAAAGCGAACACCGATGACGTAGCCGTTGTAGGACGCTTTAATCCGTGTACCGAGTTCGACAGGAGTCGGATCGTCAAAGTCCGCGATAGACGGAACCGACTGCCCGAACAGGCTAAACGGACCTACACTAGGCGCTGCCGCGGTAGTGAACGACCAAATAGCCGGCCTCGGCATCGTCTGTCCGCCACCGACAGTAGTCGTCACGGACACAGTCGCAGTGTACTCGGTCAGTGGGTTAATATCGTCAGGATCGGTCGGGGTGAACGTGGCAACATGACTGCCCGAGTTGTATCCGACCGATCCTGCAACTGCCACGTCGTCCTCATCGACTAGAGTGAACACGATACTAGCGGAACTGATTGCCCGGTCATACGTCCAAGCAACTACCCCGGATTTAACTCCGACTGAATTCCCGACGGGGGACGTCGCCGTGATATGGACGGCATTCGCGTCGTACTCAAACGCCCCGATGTCGAACAAGGTACCGGACGGCCGGTCTGCCCCGTTCACGTCATCGTCCGGTGCATCCTCTCCTGCGAACGTGTCAATCCCAGCATCAATCAAATCACTTCCGGACTTCGGCTCCAAATTCGGAGTTGCCGAGTCCAGGAAGGCATCGTCGGCGTCCACTGTGATGCCGTGGGCGTCGAACCCGCTGAACTGCCATTGGGCAAGCGTCAGCCGGACCGGACCGGCCTCTAGACCGGTATTGACCGCAATCTGGTTGTCACCCTCGTCCGCATAGGCGTTGTAATCGAATTGGCTCGGGTCGTCGCCGCTGATCGCGGCTTGGCTGACGAGGACTGTATACCCGCCCTGCCCGCTGTCCCCATTGACCGTGTTCGCACACCAGACGACGTTGTTGAAGACCTTGTTCCCCGTCGCCGCCCCGGTCAGGTAGATCACCCCCTTGGCCTCCGGGGAAGTTGCCGCCAAGTGAATCGAATTGTTGCAAACAACGTTTCCGGTAGACGGCTGGGGCGTGTCTCCGTTAAACAGGGCGATTCCGGCCGAGTAGCAATTATAGATGACATTGTTCCGAATCACCCCGTTCACGAACCCGTCCAAGTCCAACGCCCCGCCGCCCTGTGACAGGTTGCTTCGGTAGACGGTGTTCCGCTCGATCAGGTAGTTAGTGGACGGCCCGCCGCTCCCGCCGTTGGTGTGAATGCCGTCCCCACCAACATCGTGGAACACGTTGTCGTGAATCCAAACGTTGTCACTGGTCCGGGACGTGTAGCAGGCGTGCCCCTGTCCGTCCGACGGCCCGGCGATGCCGAAGACGGTGCAGTACCCGACCTCGAAATCGGACTGCCCGCCCGTGAAAATGCCGGCCAGAATACCGGACGACACCGTACAGTTTAGGACCCTGTTGCCCCGAAGGATGCCCGATCCGGACATGCGGATGCCGGCCCGGTCGATACTGCCGTCGGGTGTGAGCGTTGCCCCGGTGAAGGTCGTGTACTCACACCCATCGAAGTTCATACCGTCCTTCTCGTCGGTCGGAGCCCCAGGCCGGGTCGAAATAACCGTCGCCCCGGTGTCGAACAACCAGATAATCGGGGCGGACAGGGTGCCGGACTTGTTCAGTTGCCGGGCCCCGACGTAGTTCCCGGGCCGGACGTGGATCATGTCCCCAACCGAGACCACGTTCGCGGCGGCCTGGAGGGTCAGGAACGCTCCGCCGGCGTTATCTACTAGTCCGGTATTTGAGTTGTTGCCGTCCGGTCGAACATAGTACGTCAGGTTCGATGCCGCGACCCACGAGACGGTAAAGTCGGCCGTGAAGGCGTTCCCCTTCGAGTCTAGTCCGCTAATCCGCCAGACGTGTGACCCGCCGGCCCCGTGCGTCACCGGCGTCGGAATGGTGATCGCCTGCGTCCCGTCGTCGGCGAGAGCAGAAGCCAGAGTAACGGCGTTCGTAACGTCCAGGATGCTCAGACTGTTCGCCGCCACGTTCGCCGGATTAGTGGTCGCCCAGGTGAACGTCTTCGCCCCGCTGATCGTGTCTCCGGCCACAACTACGGACGCTTGGTTGGCGATCCGGAATTGACTGAACGTAGGAATCGAGTACGGAGTCAGAGCCGAGAACGTGGTCCAGTCTGAGTTCGTTCCGGTCCAGGGGGCCGGCAACAACTGATAAGTGATTTGGTCGGACTGAAGGTACACCAGCATCCCCTCGACCCGTAAAGCAGTCGGGAGGGCATTCCGTAGGGCGGCCGTAGCTACGGACTGGAAAGACCCGCGAACGGTCCGGGCATCGGTGACACGGGACGAAATCACTTACAACCTCCAGATTCTACCAAATCCCATAAGTGGCTCGAACACCTTCCCACCGCCGTGCGTCGGGAACACCGTCTCTCCTGAATACGTCAACCCGACATCACCACCGACGTAACTGTAAGCCCCGCCGGTAACAGTTAGATACCTCTGAGCCCGGAGAGATACCAAACTTCCGGTGTACGAATACACTCCGTTACCGACTGTCACCCGCCGGCCCAAATACAACCCAACACTACTTCCGGAATAGGCATAAGATCCGCCAGTCACCGGCGTCTTGTGCCCATACCGCAAAATGACAGTACCGCCGACGTAACTGTACGACCCACCTCCTGCGGGCAGATTTCGACCGTACTTTAGCCCGACCATGGCCCCCGCGTAACTGTAACTGCCCCCGCCCACGCCTAGACTTGCCCGTGTCCAGCGTAGATTGACATTTCCCCCGCTGTAAGCATAAGCCCCGCCGTCGGCACTCATCACTTTGTCGCCGGCCCCGGAATACAGCAAATTGACGCTGGAGCCAGCATACAAGTAAGTACCACCGCTGACGGCCAGCGGGTAGCCCCGCCGCAACCCGACACTGCCCCCCGTGTACGAATAGCTACCAAGACCTACGGCCATCGGCCGACCACGTACTAGTGCAACCGTTCCGCCCGTGTACGAATAAGTCCCGCTACCTGCCGGAATCTTGTAGCCGTGAGCCAAACCGACATTACTTCCTGTGTAAGTGTAAGTCCCACCACCGACGACTAACGGGTAGCCCCTTTTGAGTCCTACTAAGTTCCCCACGTAGGTATAAATTCCGCCGTCTACTGGCAGGTCGTAGGTACGTAGAAAATTGATCGCCCCGCCCGTGACGGTGTACGCGCCTCCGCCGACCGGAACCTTATAGCCGTGGGCCAACCCTACCGTTCCGCCCGTGTAAGTATAAGCACCTCCGCCTACGGCCAACTTCCTGCCGTAGGCCAGGTTGACACTGGCCCCCGTGTAGCTGTAAGTTCCGCCGCCAACGACCATCGTGGCCGATCCGGAAATGCCGGACTTGGAGTACAAGACCGGCCGGCGGCAACGGGGTCGAAACGGAACCCGGACGAAGAACGGCACGATCCCTCCTAGCCCACGTACACGCGCTTGAGCGTGTCACCAGTCATCAGTTTCGCCTCACTTCCCTTCGCCATGATCCACTGTCCGATCTTGAGCAGGACTTTCGGATGGCATTCGAGATGATGGTGACTGAAGGTCAAACGACTCACAATTTCACCTGCCCGCATCGCCGCCCCGCCCTGGTTGATGAGATACTGCCCGGTCCGGATGGCTTCCGCGTAGTCCATCGGCTTCAGGTCGGCATTCCCGATCCGGGCCGTAACTAGCGCACCTCGACGGCCGATTACGCAGTCCAGGTTTTTAGATAGAGTCACCTTCGGACACTGCACCAAATCTGGAAGTTCTAACACGGTTCCACCTGCGACTCATGGAAATTACTATAGGTGGGAGCCTTCCTGGTCCGGACCATTTTCCCGGCCGGACCAGGTCGCATCGGTTGGTCGTCTAATTCGACCTGATAGACTTTATCCCCCGGCAGGTAGTGTGTGTCTCGACGGTCCGGCTTCGTGTCCTGCTTCTTGTGCAACGGCTTTCCTGGATACAGTGTGTTGGCATCGTGGACGGTGACGACCATTCCTTCCCCCTCCGCCGTCTTGACGCGGCCCCCGACCTTGATTGTCGCCATTACAACTCCTCGATCCAGAAGGTAAAGCACCCGGTGTAGTCGTCGGCGGCCGTCGTGTCCTGCCGGACGAATCCGCCCTCGCCCTGTTTGATGATCGGACAGAATCGCTCGTCCGGAAACCAGAAATCGTAAGGGCTGTTCCGTTCGTTCCAACCTAGATAGCCCATCGGGCTCGCCGTACCGGACGTGGTGGCGACGGTCGTGTTGTTAAATTCGACCGTCATCCCGCCGGCCGAGTCGGCACTGTCAATCGGGACGCGGTTCGCAGCGGCGTCGGCCGTCCCGCCTGATCCGGACGTGACCGTGGCGGCGAACCGTTGGACACTGATCTGGAGTCCTTCTTCGGCCGCGTCCCCGACCTCACTTATCTGACTGAGTAAGATACCCCGAATGCGGACCGGCTTGTCGTCCCCGGGCAAAACTTCCAGTAAGTCGGTGTTACCGCCGGCGTTGGTGATCGTCCCGGTCAGTGGGCACATATAGATCCGACTCATTAAAAAACTCCAGTCGGAAGTAATAAACCGGTCGTCAGCGGGGCCAGAACTCCCCCCCGCCGTCCGGAACCAGCGGCGGGGGCGACGGGGCAGCAGTGGGGCTTTGACTTCGGTCAAAATAAACGTCATCCCGTCCCACCCGCCGACCGTCACGTTAGTCGTCCCGGAGAACGTGCCGGGGTCTTCCGACCCGGCCGCCGACAGGGTCTTGCTGGCCCCGACCGTGTCGTCCCCGCTCGTGTTCCGGGTCCGCATGGTGTACCCGGCCGGGGCGGTCCAGGTCCCGGATACCGTCCCGTTCCAGTTCACGGCCATGCAAACCGCGAGAGAGGCCGGGGCTATTGCCACAGCGGCAGGCGGGTCAATGGAATGAACTCCGCTAGCCCACGTCCCACCTGCCGCGGACTGAGCATCCAGGGCAATACTCAGTCCGGCGTTACTGCGGAGGGACAGGATGTGAACTTCCCAGAACAGGGACACGGCATTTTGAGTCCACGCCGTCGCCACAGCCGACCCGCCCCGGGCAATCCCGCTCATGATCCACTTGAAGTTGTTCAGGCCGGCAAGTGTCCCCGAGGAGAACGTCGTCCACCCGGCCGGGGCGGTCCAAGTCGTCGCCGTGTTGTCGATGGTGGCGAGGGCGAGGAGGTAGTCCCCGACCGCCGTCCCGCTAGGTTCCCCAGGGTTCGGGTTCGTAGACCCGGCACCGACGACCGCCGATTGTGCCCGGAATACGCAAGCCACAAAGTCACGCTAATTGGTTTAGGAGTTGTTTCGAGACATAATAGACCATCAGTCACTTACCTTCCGACTGGGACATGGAAACTGTGCCGATCAGCCGGGCACAGTCCGCCAGGGCCTGGTCGATGGGTCCGATCAGGACGTTGTACTCCTTAACCTTCTTCCTGGCCTCGTTCAGCTTCTGGTCGGCCGCGACCTTGTCCAAGTAGTCGCGGTGGGGCTGCATCTTCTTGACCAACTCCGCCTTTTCCTTGACCAACTCCGCCCGCCTTTTTTTTGCCATCTGGACGATTTCCGACTCTTGCTTCTTGGCCGGAGGCGTCTTTTCTTTTTCGGCTGCTTTGGTCGTCATGCTATTTGCCCTCCGTTGGTAACGGTGAGTAGAGGAGAATGCGTTCGGGCACGAGCCCGCCGTAATTCGTCGTTTCCCGGGCTTTCTGACTCAGGGCGAGTATGTAGCCGCGGCAGAACGTTTGCACGAAGGAAAACGCTATGGCGTGCGTGGCGACGTGTTCGGCGATCTTCTCGCCCGTGCAGTCGCGCTGATTGCCCGACTTGACCCACGTCCCTTCTTTGTAGTACCCCCGCAGGTAGAGGCAATACACTTTTTGGACGCCGGGGTGCCAGTGGAACTCGAATTGCGGAAGTCGTGGGTCTTTCATGACGTAGACGCCAGTCGGGTTTACGTCCTTATATCCCTCTGGAACCTGCCGGAGCAGGTCGAACTGAAGGTCTGTCAGAGTGTTCGGTTGTTTGGACATTGCGAGTCGTTCCTTTCCTTAGGATAGACTGATAACGTTGGCCCCGCAGTCGAACGTGAAGGTCTCGGTGTCGGCCAGTGTCACGTTCCCGCCGTAGTCCCACCACGCGACCAGAGGATCGGCCGGACTGGTCGGGGTGTCGTCGTACATGTCCACGTACCGGAAAGTCGCCACGGCCCCGCCCGAGGCCGTCAACACCAGGTCGTTGATAACAAGGGTGTAAGTCCCGGTCGTCTGGGAACTACTACTCGTCGTCAGGTTACGGGACGACAAGTTCGTGTAGCTGACTTGGGTCAGATTCGCCAGGATGGCGTTGGTCGCCACCGGGGCGTTCGCCGCCGCCGTCAGGGCCAGGACGAATTGGTCGGTGCCCATGTTGGCAACCTCGACCATATCCTCCGCCCAGTTGTTATGTTTATTGTAGCTGGCCAGTTGGTCACTTCTCCTTTCCGGTTAAGGCACGAACCGAGAACAGACGATGATCGACCGGGCGGCACCCTGGTTCACGGGCGAGCCTTCCGTCCCCGACCTGATCTTGAAGTACCGGACGGCCCCGAAGTCTTTCGGGTCGAGATTGATTACGTCATCCGCATCCGGGGCCGTGACGAGAACTTCCGTGCCCGCCTGGTTCTTGAGCGGCCCGTAGGTCGCCCCGTCGAGACTGACGGCGAACGTGATCCCGGCAGTCGTCCAAGCCGACGGGAGTTGGATGGCACACGGCGTCAGCTGGCCGGTTTCGATGACCCCGGAGATGGACACCCCGCTGGCGATGACGGCCGTTTGGGTAGTCAGATTGGGCATTAGTCCAAATCCTTCCTGGCCGAAGGGATTGCCGTCCTGTACTCCTTGTTGTGGGCAGTAGTCGTGTCAATCACCTTCACCGGGTCGTCGGCCGGTCGCGGTCCGGCTCCTTTGCCTACTTTCGTCCTGGCGGCATTCGACAACGGATCGTCCTTCTTCACCGTCGTATGGTATTCCTGGACGACAGTCATGATGCCTTCGGCCGGCAACGTGATCGTAATGGACTTGGTATGTAGTCCCCAGGCGATTCCGAACCGTTCGCAGAACGCCTGAAACTCTTCCGAGGCGTAGACTCCATATGAGTCGAACTGCTCTCTGGTCTTGTCGCGGTCCATGTACGGACTGTCACTCATAGTTTCACCGACCTTTTCTTGGCGAGTTTGACGATGTTCCGGTGCCGGGCGGCTTCCAGATCGGGCATGTCCATCCACAACCTAAAGTCACCGGCGTGTAGTAACACCAGGTGGCAGTGGTCGCAAACGCTCATCAGGTTCGACTTGTCGAGCTCGAGATCCGGAAACAGGTGATACGGTCTTTTGTGGTGAACGGTTTCGGCCTTCCTAGTGCAGCATTCGCAGTCCGGGTTGGCCTTGATGTATTCGTCCCGAACCTTAGTCCACTGAGACGACCTGTCTTTGCCCCCTACCAGAAACTCCGTGTACCCGGTGAAGACCAGGACTGGTAAACTGTCTTCACCGTAAATCAGGTCGTTGGTTGTCATATCACCTTACCAGGACTGCCGCCCTAGGTTCCCAAAACCCCCCGAACATGTATAGTCCGAGGATCGCCACGCACACCCATAGCAGGATGACCGCTACCATCACGTTCCGACCAGGCGGTTCCCTCAGGACGAAGTACAGCACTGGGATCAGAATCATCAGGACGACGAACACGACGGCCCACATCGAAGTTGCTCCTTTATTACTTTCCGTCCGGACGCTTGTGGAGGCCCTTCTCTTTCAGAATCGCGTACAGGTCTTCCACGTGTAGGCAGTCACAGAGGCAGGCGTGAGACACCGGACCTCCTCTGACCGGGGCGATCTGCCCGTTGCAGTGGTTACCTCCTTCCGAAGTCGCGTCGAACAAAACTCCTACTGCTTCGATGAGGAAGCTCCTACCGAGGGACACGATCTTGTCCCCGTTTTTCGCTTCCCGTCCGTTCCGGTAGTGCATGACAGACCTTTTCTTCATTGCCTTGAGGAGTTCGCCCTCAAATCGCTTTCGGTTTTCTTCCAGAATCTCGTCTCTTACCGAACCAGGACCCAATACGAGTCCTCTGTGGTCCTGCGGCACGGAAGTTGCTCCGTTAGGCGAAGGTGATAGCGGCCGACATCCGGATAGTCCCGTCCGGCATCCGGAACCCCAGGTAAACGGTCTTCGCCCCGGCCGCGTGGGTGATGGCGATGTCCAAATCCCCGTCGGCCTCGCACACGGCGACCCCGAGTTTTCCGGTAACGAGTTGGCTGAGCCAACCGTCCGCCCCGGCGGCCACGCCGCCGTCCGGGGCTGTGGCTACCAGGCTGTCGCCGGCCGCGTCGTCACTGATGAACCATTCGATCATGGCCCGCTCGGCGATGTCCCGCCGGTCGCTCGTTTGCAGCTGGCAGGCCACGGTGATAACGTTCGTGGCTTCCGCCCCGATGGTCGTGCCGACGTAGTCGAACGCCCGCGTTTTGTAGGGGTTTGCCAGGTCAGGCAGCTTACCACTCATGGTGTTCTCCTAGGGCGAATTCAGGTAATTTGGTCTGATGAGTTTCCTGCGAGTATGCGGGTAGCATACTCGATAGTTTTCTGGACGGCAAGGTATTTCTAAAATTACCTAAAAAAATAAAAAATCGATACCAGGAGATAAAAACCGTAGTTAAAAAATACCGGGCGAAAATTTAGAAATCGATACCGGGTAAAAAATAAAAAAATCGATAGGGATGGGTTGCCCATTCACTGCCAATGCCCCTCCTCCAGATTCATCCACGAAGTAGGGGAGTCCTCCAATCCTCCTCTATTACCCCCTGTCGGCAGTAATCACGTTAGTCCTATTGAACCATGAGGGTATGGCACGACATTCGCTACCACTGCTAGTGAACAATTGCTCGAAATAGTGATGATAAAATCACTCGATATCGTTGACAACAGACTAGTCGGCCCCTTTAATCACTCTGTCTAGTACGCTCTCTGACATCTCGGCTCGCGTCTGCCGCGCAACGTGCGTGTGCGGGCGAGCGACACAATGCAGACAATGACGTACTTACAAGACAGGGGCTATGACATGACGAAGCTGAACACGACGACGAATGAGATGCTGGCTACTGCCCTCGCGGCCCTGCCCGTGCGGCCGGGGCGTAGCAGTCAGCCGGGCACTATGATCGCCCTGCCCGCCGAGAACACGCCGGCCCGCCGCGTGTACGACGCCCTATGCGATCAGGGCACGCTACTCGCCAGCTACGGCACGCGGGCGGGCACTGGCACACACGCCATGTTCAAAGTGTGGCTGAGCGCTTTGTGCGCTCAGCTGGCGAACGGCGAAGCGGCCGACAAGCTGACTGGCGTGCGTGATCGTGACATGGCCGCAAGCATCGGCAGTGTCGAGTACGGCCCGAATCGCCCGACTGGCCCGCACAACGGCACGATGACGCGAAACGGCCGCGTGAGCAAAACGGCCATCGGCTACTCACTGGCGGGGCCGATTGTGCAAATCGTCTCTCAACTAATCGCGGCCGAGAGCGAAACGAAGCCGGCCGCCGAAGCCCCGAAGGGCAAGGCGAAGGGCAAGAAAGTGCCCGAAGTGGCGACGGCGTAGCATCTCGATATCGTGAGCCCCGGGCACTTCGCCCGGGGCTCTTTTCGTTCACACTCACGGCGATTTCTCGCCCTTCTCTTTTTTGCGCTTTTCTGCTTCCACCTCCTCCTGAACCACTTAAACCCCTTGACCAACCTCCAAACCTATCGAAACCGCTAGTCCTTTAGTCCGATCAACCGCGACCGTTAACCTATTACCTGTTGACCAAATGAACCCTCCGGGTCTGTTGAACCCTTAACCACCGGTAAAACCGCTAGTCCTAATCTACTTAAACCTATACTACCTGTAGTCCGAATAGGTCTAACCTCGGTTGAACCCACCTGGTTAGACCTATGGAAATACCTCCAAGAAGTGCTCGACCGTAAGTCCTTATTACCTCGACCAGCGCTGAACCCTCCTGGTCCGTTGGCACCTTAACCTCTTCCAAATGCTACCTATCGGCCTCGAATTCCTAAACCGTATATCCTGTTAACCGTGAACGCAGACTGGTAGCTGGACTCTCTAGCCCGACCTAAGAATCTCTTCCAGTCATATCACAGGAGCTACCTGGAAGGAGTGTGTGATTGGTCTATTGGTAACACATCCACTCAACCATTAGTCCTATTGACCTTCTGTTAGCAGGAAAGTGTGCGTCCTTGATTGAACCTGAGGGGTATTTGAAAGGAAATGCATTAACCGATGGTTTCCTGAGTTATTATGCCTAGGGCGTGAGATTGTGCTCTGGCCAGGAGATATCGCAGGAAAAGGGCGGTTAATAACGATTGTCCAGGGGATTTGAAGACTTGTTTTGGGCCAGAAGTGAGTGAGCCGGCTGAATTAATTGGTAATGAGGTAGCCTGTCTCTGGAATTGTGCTACCGTTACCTGTAAATAATTAGTGGTTGGACTTGGGTACGGCGTTTTTGATATGTTATACCACTAATTGTTAATATTGAGTATACATCTGGAGAACATATTTAGTGTTCTATTCTACTAATTCGGCGAAACCTCCTCCTTTTCACTTTTTGTTGATTTCTTTGCGTTTCGAGGCGTTTCGAGGCTTTTCCTTTAATCCTTCTGACTTTTGCGAGAGGAGAGGGGCTTCCAAACTCATCAGAGCTTGATATTCCTGGAACATAGTAAGGATTTCTTGTGGACTGGAAGTGATTAAGTAGTGAATCCCCATTAAAGCGTCCAGGTTAACTACACACCCTTTTAAGTCATTCCAGGTAAGCTTCCTTTTAAGACGGACTTCTATACAAACAGGACAAAGGAAATCGTGCTTGTCAGCTATTGATAGCCAAACCTCTTCCTTCAGTATGACCATTGCGAATCTGTCGCTTTTGCAGTCCAGGCATCCGAAGTTCTTTTTCATTTGGTTTCTTCCTAAGTCCTTGAGTCCTATTCGTGCGGTACTTCCACGGATATTGGTTGATGGTTATCATCTATATATTCGGACTTCTTTTGTACTTGGTGTTCAAATCCGTTATCCGTTAAAAAGTCCGACATGATCGGTGACCTCATGTACAATTCGTTCATTGTCTTTTGCCGCGCTTGACTGACCAGAACATGACTATTACTGAAGTAATCACTATATCTATCTATTTCGTTTTCATACAGTTCTTGGGCGATGTTTTCCCAGTCCACCTCGATAATGACGGTTCGTGTTCCGTTTTTCTTAATTCCTACGGCCCCTTGCCTGATTACCCAACCATACTGAGCGACGAGACCTTTCAGTCTAGCCTTGTTTAATCGGAATATTTTCAACTGGTCTTTAGTTAGTTTCATTATTCCGGCTCCTATAAGACCACATCGAATATAACCACTTCCTTATACTGTCTGGATACACCAGCCTCGAAACCGTTGTCCGTCAACAAGTCATAGACCATTTCGTGGGGCATAAATACTTCCTTCCTTATACTGTTTGCCAACTCCCCTAACTTTTCGAGAACAGTTATATCCAATCCATCTCCCCCCATTATTAATATCTTTTCCATTTTCCTGGTCGAGATATTCGTTGTTTTAGTCCATTTCAACAAACCTAGTTCTAGTCCACGTTGTTGATAGATCGCTAGTCCTTTATTCGCCCAATCCTGATGCACGCGGATAGTCGTGACCTGTGTTTCCTCGTTCGTAAACTCGCTCTCCGGCGATATCCTCCAGCCGTAGGGCTGTAGAACACTTTTGCAGCTTGGCCCGCCGGTACGCGAGCGTGTCCTGTCTTTGTTTCTCTATTTCTTTCGCCCTGCGCTTTTCCAGTTTCCTTTGACTCATGGTCTAAACCATTATGAGAGTAGGTTAAAAAGCCCCGCCTTTCGGACGGGGCAATGAGGATCACATCACGTCGGCCATGTCGTACTCGTATTCGGTCGGATCTTCATGCTCGGACAGGTCGATGACAGTCGAGCCGATCTTGACGTGCGGCCGGGCACACGACTGATCGGAGCACCGCCAGGCTTGACCACAGCCTGGGGCCGCGAAGTCGGTCACATATATCAGATTCGCCCCGCACTTCTGACACTTCGGCGCTTGCGCTTGCATGTTCGGCCCCTTCTTTTTCGTTGTCGGCCCGCCCCGAAGTGATGAGGCAGTCGGCCGACAACGACATAGAGATAGCTTATCGGCATGATATGGGGCATGCAAGAGAAAAAGGCGAATTACGCGGGGGCGTACTGAGGCACTACCCGGGCCGCGAAACTCGACACCCTTGACCTGTTCATCCTGACACCGCCGACCTGCCGCCTCTTCTTGGCCAACAGGGCGAAAGCCCCGGACGCACTATCTACCTGGTCCTTGGTACGACTGTGCGGAAAATGCTCTAGTTCTTCCAGCCACGCATCGTTCCAGGGTTTATCGGGCAGGTAGTATACTGTCCCACCGTTTACCTGAGAACTGAACGGGTCGGCTCGTTGGATCTTCCCGCCTGTTGACACATCCACTTTACTCACTTTGACCACAAACCGTTGCGGACCTAGTCTGCCGACCGTATTCTGTGCCGACTCCAGCCCGCCTGAGCCCGGCTCCTGCTCGACGCCGACGATTACACTCCTGCCGTCGCTGTGGGCCGTGTCCTCAATCAACTTCTCCCGGAAATAACTATCGACTTGCCGCCGGACCACGTCGAGGACAAAATATCGGGCACTCCTGGTTTGTTTGTCCTCGACCATGCCCATGAGTGTTCCGACCGTGTACGCCCCGCCGCCTTTAGTCCCGGCCTTGTCCCAGAACCTGACGAGCTTGTCGAACTTCTTCGGGTACTCGGTCAGCTTGATGAGCCGATCGACCTTGAACATCTCGCCGCCGTCGGGGGCCGGCATTTGCAAGAATTGGGTGCTATAGAAGCGGTCTCCTTCGGCCTTGTAATCATCCAAAACTTCTCGACTCAGCCGGACCGGGTCCATCAATCCATCTACGTAGTGCTTTCGCAGGTGGTCCGGATGAACCATAATCTTGCCATCCATTATCTCGGCCGGGATGCAGGTATGACGGACTCGTTTCTTTTTGAGGAATAGAGCAGTCGGGTCGTTATGGTGAATCCTCTGCATCACAAGGATCATTGGTGTGACAGCCTTGTCGATCTTTCTGGTCGAAAGAGTTTTACTAATCCATCTATTGGCCGTAGCCGTGTCTAACTCAGACTCACCTTGTTCTGGACTAAGCGGGTCGTCCACAACTATCACATGAGCATGATGACCCATAATCCGGCCTTTGACGCCTGCGGCCAGCCGCCACCCACCTTTCGTATTACCGAACTTTCCTTTACTGTTCATATCGTCTCGTAAGACGATTTCCGGAAAGATTTCTCGGAAGCGGTCGTGTGTGACCAGTCCTCGGCACTTCATACTCAGGTCGATGGCTACTTCTTCCGCGTAGGATGCCCCGATCATCTTGAAGTGGGGCATCCTAGTCCATGCCCACGCGCAGGGCATGACACTCTTTACGGTGCTCTTACTAGTCCCAGGACTGATATTGGTGACCTCGTCGTACTCCTTAGGCAAGCCTTTGAACACCCGTTCGTAGATTCTCTGCGTCTCGTTGCACATATACTCCATGTGCCAGTTCCAGCACAGTTTCTCCTCCGAGACGCACGGCCAGAAGTATTTGACGAATTGGGAGTAGCTCTCCATCGTGGTGCTACGGATCAGTTTAATCCGGTCCACGGCCATCTTCTTATTCATTCCTTCTCCTTCACGATGACCGGCTCGTCGGCTTGCTTCCTGCTCGACAACGTTTCGTCTAACCACTCCTCCAAGATTTTTCTACCTTCGTCTGTCATCGGCAACTGTCCTTCTAACTCCACCCAGTCTGATCCAGGTAGCTGAGCCTCGTTGTACGTCACCTTTGCTTCAGCCATCAGCTTAAGTCCTGCTTTCTTTAGTTCCTGAGCTATAAGTACCTTCATCCGTTCTTGTGATTTCTCTAACGCCTTTCTAAACCATTCAGCTTCGATTCGCACCAAACTCATGACTCGCCCTCCTCGTAGATTACTACCACTCTAATTTCCATCTGCCTTTACCTCGTATTCGGCGTCCAGAATCTCGTCTTCGTCCCCGTCTCGCTCGTTCTCGATTGCGTCCATCATCTGCATCCTGATCTTGAGTGGAATCTTATCCACATCCACCAGGTTATGCTCGTGTTCGATCCGGCCTTGAATGTTGATGTTGGTCGTACTCGGCGTCTTCCTGAAGTCCTCATCCAGATTACTCAGCATGAACTTGGTCATACTTGCGTCCCCGGCGGCCACCAAGTCCATCGCCCGGCCCCGGCAGAAGTTCTTCATATGCCACCGCATCTCCTCCATCATCTCGTAAAACTCCTGATCGGTGATGCACCACCTTTCTAGGGTCTTCTTCTTGATATTAACCGCGTGGCAGGCGGCAGACGGATTGAATCCGTGACTGGCGTAGAAGTGCAGAAATAAGGACTTTCGCATCTTGTCGCCCTGGTCCCGCATCAACTCTTCCAGCATCACTACCGCATTCCTAGGAGCCGTCTGCGGGTCGATGTACGACCGGACCTTATCGTACACTGCTTTCGTGTGTGGGTCCATGTTGCCGTAAACGTAGTCTTGGAAGGGCTGCGGCTTGCCCTCGTGGATGGGATCTGATCCGTCCTTGATAGCGGTCCTGAGAGCTTCCTTCCTGTCCAGCCACTTCTTGAACGTCGGCCAGCTGACTCCGATCGCCCGGGCGATTTGCATTTTCCCCATCCCACTGCGGGCTAACTGATAGGCCCGCAGGTAGAACTCGTCCTGCCACACGACTGCGACTTTTATGGTTCTCGTCTTCGACACTGCCTCCTCCTTTTAGTGGGCGGGGGCATGTTATAACAGAGGATGTGGGCGTGTCAAGTAGGTATAAGCCATATCATACTAACGAGTGAAACAGTAATTATCAGTGGACGGGCTCCTGGAAGCGGCCAAAAAACATCGACAAAAAGGCGCGAATAACGTTGCGAGGCCGGCCCGCCGACAGTACAGTATCTCGATATCGGCGAATTCTCACGCCTCTTGCCGGGCTGTTCTCTGGCGAGGCGTGGGGCCGATCTAGACTCGAAAGGGGCCTGACGATGACCGCCGAACGATTAATCGATTTATTCCTCACGACTCTGACTGACGAAGACCGACAGAGCGTACTTCAAGCACTCCACAAAGTCTTCGATCTACACTCGGCCGAAGGCTACCCCGAGGCTTCCGCTATCGAGGCGCTGATCGACCGGCTCCATGTCAGTCCGACCGATGACGGCACGAATAGCTACGACCGGGCCAACGAGGCGATCCGGAACAAAGAGACCCTCGACTGCATGTCAGACGAAGATCTCGAAGCCTACTACGCCGACCATACTCCGGAAGACATCCAAGAACGAGACCTCGAAGAGACGCCGCGACTCGACCGGGCCGAACATGACGAACGAATCCGAGACCTAGAAATGTGGGGCAAGTAGCCATGAACGGCGTTCCACTAACTCTGACCATCTGCTGCCCGAAGTGCCGCGAAGAACAACCGCCTTTCAAAGTGGGCAGTATCGACCACGTCAAGTGGCAAAACGGTATGCTCATCCAGAAGGCGATGCCCTATCTGACAACCGAACAACGAGAACTCCTGATCTCCGGCTACTGCTCGCCCTGCTTCGATCAACTATTCGCCGAAGACTGTCGCCCTGACATCTTTACGAAAGAATGACCTGTGCCGTACTACTACATCCGAATCCTGGACCGAGACGAGAACAACGTCCCGACTGACAAGATCATCGCCCTCCGCAGTGAAAAGGCGTCCGGTCCTCGCGAAGCCTGCAAACTGGCCTTCGGCGTGATCTACGACCAGCCGACAAACGATTCTGTCCACTACAAGTGCATCGGTATTCGCAAACCGGCCTACCTGAGCAACAAGCGGCGACACGAACTCCAAACCGAAAAAGAGGGCTGGTTACCTATCCCGAAGCACGGGGCGTAGCACAAAGCTGGCCTGAATTAGCGGGGCTGAGAACAATGCCCCGCCAGTCACGATTAAACGGCGTTTGCGGGCCGATCTTGCCCGGGGCGTGATTTTCTACAGCCGGCAATAGATCGGCCGTTAAACGCGATTCTAGACGCGAGGGCGCTATGCAGACCGATAGGCCGTCGAAGCTCGGCGTGAAAGTCATCGCCAAATACCACAGCAAGAGCAAGCCCGGTGAAGTCCATACGGTAACGCTGTCCAAGCTGACCGGCTACGTCTTCTGCTCCTGTCCTGGCTTCCATTACCGGGGTGAATGCCGGCACAAAGAAGACCAGATCGAACGCCTCGCCCGGTCCTACTCCATAGTTCCTATTCCGAGTGACGGCCGTGAACAAAAGAAGCCCCAACCAGCGAAGAGTCATCCACTTACTAAAAAACGAGTGGGGCGTCCATAATTCTACGTTCAATCGGGTCCAGTACAAGAAAGACAAAAGCCTCGTCTTAGTCATTAAATGGTTCGACCGAGACGAGCAAAGACTGCTCATCATGTCCGATTTCCTCACTGACATGGGCTGTGCCATTACGATCACAAAAAACGTCCCGGAGATCATTGCCAGGAGCATTAAATACACTAAATACCCTTATAAGAGTCATCTCGCCCGAAAATACTTAACAGTCACGATTCCTCAATAGTCCCCTTACCTGAGAGACACGATGCCACCCGAAATCGCAATGCCCGTAAGAATCGAAAGGGCACTAAAACGAACCGCTGACGTGCTGGCACAGGACGCCCACACCTGCGAGCCGCCGCTGACCGATAAAGACTGCATCGACATGGCGGCCGACTGCTACCTGGAAATGTACGGCAAGGACACCGAAGCCGTCAAAGCCTTTCGCAACTTACCTGAGAAAGAGCAGGACAAGATCCTGAAGAAACTCAAGAAAGGACGCTAATGCACTCCATCACCCTCACGAAGCCCGAGCGTAGCGCCATCGACTGGGTCGGCCACCGATACCGGCACGGCGACGACCTGAGAGACGTCCTCGAACAGGCCGAAGTAACCAACAACGTAGTCGGATTGGACTTCAACGAATCCTGGCCGGGCGAGTGTGACCTGACCTTTAACCTCACGGAGGCCCAAGCCTGGGAAGTGCAAACCATCATCAACGAAGACCCACGACTGGCCTGCTTCGCCGACGGACTGGCCGGCAAACTCCACGAGTTTTGTTCCAAGATCGCCTAACCAGGAGAACACGATGCTTGACCTATTCGCTCCAGAAGGCTACAAGTTCGATGTCCGTAAGTGCAGCGGTGATCAGGACTTCTGTGACAGGTTCCTGAAGGACGAGGCGAAGGAAGGCTACCAACTGATCGATCGTAAGGTGCTAAAAAAGAAAGGACACTGCGAGGTAACAGTCCATAAACTGATTCGGGCGGACTATGTGGAACCTGAGTGCGAATACTCGCCCACCTACAAGCACGTCTTGATTCACGAAAAGGGCCTGTCCGGACCGATATGTCGTTTTTGCGGACATATGTTTATGTCCGCAAAAATCGGCTAGAAACCACTCGCCCGCAACCTAAAAGGAAGAAGTGATGAAAGTCCGTAAGAAGATCAGTAGTGTCAAACCGAAGGAAGATCCCGTGCTACGGACGGCCAGGAAGTTCTACGACGAGGCGAAGGAGGTGAAGGGCAAGGAAACCACATTCACGAAAGCCGTCAAGATCGCCCTCCTGCCCGACAACTTCCACACAATGGAAGACCTGCACGAAGTCATGAATCATCTCGCCCGAATCCACAAGGAGCAGAAGTGACTAAACGAGAGAACATCGACGACCTAAATAGCTGTTGGAACAAAGCAAAGGACGAAGAGTTCGTTTTCGTCCTGCTAGGTCGAGACAAGGCAGTGCCGACAACCATCCGGATGTGGGCATTCACTCGGGTGGCGATGGGCCTCAACAAGCGGACCGACGAGCAAATCGTTCGAGCCTATCAGGAAGCAGACGAAATCGAAAGGCAACATGGACCATGACCCGTCGTACCCGCCAAGGACAGAAGCCGGTGATATGGTCGCACTAGCCCGACTCATAGCGGAGGAACTCCAGACGGTCATCTGTAAGTGGGAAGACACCGGCATCATGGAAACGGACGACGAGTATCTAAAAGTTGTAAGAGAAAGGTTCAAACTGCTCGAGGAGCTAGTGATACAGGACATGAAAGCCCGCCTCTTGCAATAGCTAAAAATTGCCCGGCCCGCCTCTTGCAATAGCTAAAAATTGCCCGGCCCGCCTCTTGCCCCGGGCCGGGCAATGTGATTTAATCATCACTATATCGTTAGCTTTTGCGCCCGTGCGGGCCGGCAACGATTGAGACTCGCCCGACGAGAGAGGGGCCTTGACATGATGAACGCGACGGCCAGCAAAATCCTCGGCGACTTCCTGTCGGCACTGCCGAAGAAAACGAAGACCCAAAACACGACGAAGCCGGCAGCGATTCAGACCATCACAAGACAACCAGCATCGGCGACGGCCAGCAAGATCCTCGAAGAGGCGTTGGCGAAACTTCCTGTCCCGAAGGGGGCACGAACAGTCCTCTATCAAGCGAAAGACGCACTCGTCATGCTCCGAACAAATCCGTTCTACGTCCTCGCAGTAGACACCCGAAACAACGCGGCCATCCGGCAACAGATCCTGAAGAAAGCAAAGGCCGCCGGGCTCAAGATCGACCGAATCATCGTGCCGAAGATGCCCGACAACGTCCTCCAGAAAGACGGCTCGTTCCGGCGGCAGAACGTCCAGACGTGCCCCGGCTATCTGATCGTCCAATGCCGACTGACTGACGACCTCATGCACTTCTTCGACGGCCTGACCAAGACGGGCGTATCGACCGCCTACTCGTATCGGGCCAGGGCAGACAACGTCCAATACGACAGCCGAGAATACGTCCACGACGTAGACGCCGACGCCGAATTCGAGACCAGGATCGCGTCGAAGTCCCTCGGCGTGTTCGGCTTCCTAAGTCCGAGACCGACGTTCACGAAGAAGATCCCAGGGCGGGGCGGGCGGGTCATGCCTAGACCGCCGAAAGAACTACGACCGGCGATGGGCGTGGTCGTCGATAAAGACACGGGGGGCAAGATGTTCTACGTCCGTCGAGACAAAGAAACCGGCGAAGTCATCATGACCGAACACGAC